TTAATCGGACGGTTGATGGTTCGAGTCCATCCGGGGGAGCTTTTCATTTCCGGCACCGCCCGGGCTGCTTGGACCGCGGTCGGGGGAGCTTCCGTTTTCAATCCATTTCACCGGCACGCCGCAAGCTAAGGCCCACGCGTTGAGCAGGATCTTGCGAGGCTCGCTACGGCCGCCTTCGGTGTTGCTGATGGTGTTTCGTGATACGCCGATCAGATCCGCCAACTCTCCTTGATCGAGGCCGCGGTGCTCGCGGGCGATGCGGAGGCGGTGGCGCACCAAGATCTCGGGCACATCACCAGCGTCATATGCGGTAGTCATAAGCCGCACTCTATGCGTAGCTGTGCAACCGTGCAAGTGTTGTGGAATGGGCTGTGGATAAAGTGTTGGTAAATATTACTAAAATTGGCTATTGCACAGTTACGAAAAAAATCCTACGGTGTGCATATGCCCACTTTTGCACCCGGCGTTGACCTGACGGTCGCGCAAATAGCAGGTCAGACGGGTATCCCGAAGCGCACCGTCATCGCTGCTATCGCTCGCGGTGCACTCAAGGCGCGCAAGCTGCCCGGCACCACCGGCGCCTACCTGGTGAAGCCAAGGGATCTCGACAGGTACCTGACCAGCCGCACAGCGACGGCGACTACGCCGTGAACGCCGTCAATGAGGCGCGGGTGCGGGAGATTGTCAGAGAGGAGCTAGCTGCTGGCCCGGTTTCGGGTGTTGAGCTGCTGTGCGCGGAAGGTTTCCCGACGGAAGCTCATCACCGGCTGCTTGACGATGCGCGGGCGCACCCCGAGCGCTACGACAATCTCGTGCGCATCATGTCGCGGCGAATATTCAGGGATGGGAACCGCGGGTATCGCTACGACCGCGGTGCTGATGTGCCGACGGCAGCGCAGATCGAGGAACTCGGGCGTGAAGATAGCGTTCGTGCTCGGGTACGCGAGACGCTACTGCGGCGGCCTGATGCCTTCGATTCTGGATTCGAGACGAATCACCGCCCCGGCCAGCGCATCGAGGATTTCCCGGATCTCTTGGAGGCCGTCGGCGCTGCTCTCGGTGATAGTGGCGATTTCATCGCGCAGGGCACTGCTGATTGGCAGGCCGGGCAGGTCCATGGCGCGGATGTGAGACAGGGATTCGATCCCACGCGCTCGCCCAGCCCTGGTGTCCAGGTACCCCCGGCCGGTGAGTTCGTGCGCCAGCACCGCCACGATCCGCAACAGCGTCGCGGTGCTGAACTGATCGCCAACGCGAGCACGAAGAAGCTGCGGGATCGACCCCACGTCGCCGGGCATGGTTCGGAGATCGTCAAAAAGCAGTTCAGCGATCTCGGTGTCAGTCAGATTGTGTGCGCCGTCGCCCGATGGTTCCGCTGTCGGTTCCACAGTTCTTCTCCTTGGTCGGTGGGTAGCGCTCCGAGCGTAGGAGAACTGGCCTCGTCCGAGGACGTGTTTCGGACCGTCCCGGGCGAGGCCAAACCAGAGAGTGGTCTCCGATGAACCGCGTCGCGGTCCGGGACATGGTGCTCGACGAACTGGCCGCCGCCCGGGCCCGCCGCGCCAAATATGGCGACGGCCCGCACGTGTTTCCCGACGGCCCCAAGCTGCTGCACGTCGCGATCGAAGGCCACATCATCGCCACCGCCACCCACGCCGCCAACAGCGTTTGGGAAGTGCGGCCACGGAACCACCACGCATTCACGGTGCATGACCAGTTCGCCGCACACGACGCACTGACGGCGCTCGGCCATATGTACCTCGCTGGAATGGCGCGCACCGCAGCCGCCGCGCCCTGAACTGTGTTCGGCCACAACTGAATACAGAAACCGAAACGCTGGTGGCGGGCTCAACCGCCAAGTATCCCCCGCCACCAGCGCCCAACTCACCACATGGAGTGGCAATGGATAACGGTACTCGTGGGCCCGATCAGTGGCTCACAAAACCTCTAGCAGCGCTCATGGCACTGGCCGCCGTGGTGGCCATGGCCATCGCGGACCCTGGTCAACCAGCGCCCGCCCCGGCCCACCACGGAATCGGGGCCGAGCGATGAGCACAGCCGCCGTCATCGACAACGCGCTGATCGCCCGGATCCTGCACGCCGCACTCGCTGAGCTACGACGGCCGATCGACCCGGAGGCCGAGAACGGGTGGGCCCGCCTGGCATACGGACAAAAGGACAGCTGCAAGTGCGCGGCCGGGGCAATCCGGTTCGCCATCGCCTGCGAGTTCGGCCAGCCCCCGGTCGCCGACACCTTGTGGTTCTCGAAATGGAACGACGTCTGCGACGCTGTGTGCGCGCGGCTGTGCGCTGGCGCCAAAATTAGGATCAGCGACCGCCCCGGGGCCCAGGGCTACTTCGAGGGCTACGTCATCGACTGGAATGACCGCCACGTCGAGACGTTCTCCGAGGTGGAGACGGCGTTCGAGAAGGCCATCGCCATCACCGAGGCCGCCGCATGAGCGCCGACATCCTGCACCGTGCGCTCACCGAAGCGCCGTCGGCGCAGAAGTTTTTCGATGCTCTCACCGCCGCTGATGGGTATGTGGCCAAGGTCGACGAGCTGGGCTACCTAGCATCGTTCGCGCCGCCGCCAATTTACTACGGGCAGTGCGTATGTGGATCGGTCTTCGAGATCCGGCCCAGCGATGGACGAGTCGATCTGACCGGCGACGACTACAAGTCCATCCGTGACTGGGATGACCTCCACAGCTATTGCCAGGACGGTGCCTGGTGAGAGCTGTCTTCTTCGAGTTCGAGGTGCTGTTGGGTCACGGCGAAAGCGCCGAAACCTACCCGATGCTGGTGTCTCTCGATGCGATCCGTTCGATCGAACCGTCGACCGGCGCCGGTGACCATGCCCTCGTGGTGTTGGAGGGATCGGTGACCGACGCCGACACCGCCATCACCCAGTTCCGAACCGTAAAGCCGTACACAGAGATTCGGGAACTGCTGCGGCACAACGCATACACGCAGACGGTGGTCGTCCCATGCTGAACCTGAAAGCTGTCACCGCCGGGCTGGCCACGGTTGCCGCGTTGATATCAGCGCCTAATGCTCACGCGGACCGGGTCGATGACTATGTGGCCGCGTACGGGCAGGACGCGATCTGCCCGGTCTTGGACGAATACCCCACCAACGCGGGGATCCTCGGCATCGTCAACCATCTGGTCGACTCTGAGGGCTTCACCAGCTATTCCGCGGGGCTGGTCATCGCGCACTCGGTGATTCTGTTCTGCCCCAAACACGTTCCCGTGCTCCGCAAGTTCGCGGACACCTACAACGGAACGAGGACCGCATGACCACGTTGCAATACACCGAACAGCTGGTCATCGAGTACTGCTGTGTCTGCAGTATGGCGTTCGCGGTCCCGGCAGACTTCCAACGCCGCCGCCGAGACGACCACAAGAGCTACCACTGCCCGGCCGGACACAGCCAGCACTACACCGGCAAGACCGAGGAACAGAAGCAGAGAGAGCGTGCCGACCGGCTGCAGCGGCAAGTCGAGGCCCGCGAAGCAGACATTCGTCTCGAACAGCGCCGCCTCGCCAACGAGCGGCGGTCGCACGCCGCCACCAAGGGGCAGTTGACCAAGACGAGAAAGCGTGTCGCGAACGGCGTATGCCCTTGCTGTAACCGCAGTTTCGCGAACCTGGAACGCCACATGGCGCATATCCACCCCGGCTATGTGACGGCGGCGCAATCATGAAGGTCACAGTCTGCCCGGTGTGCCACAAGCCGATCACGTTCGACGCGAACGGGAACATCGACGCACACAGCGACGGCACCAACGTCCGCGCGTGCCCCATGTCGGGTAGCCGATACGCCCGCAACCTTGCGGGGGTCGGCGCATGAGCAGCCACACCACCGGGATCTTGGGCATCTACACCAAGCGCGATCCGCAGTTCCTGCACCCCGGCTCAGCGCAGTGGTCGAAGATGATCACCCCGTCGAAGGTGGCCGCGATCCTGGGCGTGTCCCGCTACGAGTCGGCATACCGGTTGTGGCATCGCATGACAGATCGATGCGAACCCGAGCCGCCGAAGGACGCCTTCGACATCGGCCACGATCTGGAGGCGTACGCCGCGAACCGTTGGCGGCGAAAGAACCCGGGCTGGCTGCTGTCACAAGGCGAGGTGCAGGTACACGTAGATCCCGACAAGTTCGGGTTTCCTTGTGTGGCCACCATTGACCGGCGCGGCGTGCGGGGTCGGGCCCGGCGCGTGGTGGAGTTCAAGGCTGCACGAAACCTCACCGACCTGGAGATGTTCGGCGACGACCTCACCGGCGATTGCCCCGAAGATCACGCCGCGCAGGTGCAAGCACAAATGCTGTTCACCGGCTGGACCGAACTGCCCGGACATCTGCTGGCCGTCGGCCCCTACTTCGACGAACGCATCTACGAGATCCCGTACAGCCTCACGCAGGCCACCTGGATCCTCGATGAAGTTCGCAAGTTCTGGGAACTGTTGAAGGCCGACGAGCCACCCGAACTCGACGACAGCATTCACACCTATCAATGCCTGCGGGCCCGGCATCCCGACATAGAACAGGGTGCAGCGATCGTGCTCGACGCCTCGGATGCGCTGGAATACGTCACCGCACGAACCGATTTCGAGGACGCCGAGAAGGCCCTTCAAGCGGCGAAGAACCGGCTCACCCTACAGATGGGCAACGCCCAGCACGCCGAATTCGCCAGCACGCGCATCGCGACGCGCCGCGCCCACGGCAAGGGCGGGGTCGCACTCTACGCCGCCAAAAACGTGACCCCCGAACACATCCGATTCCTGGACGGAGAAGCCCAGTCATGACCGAGACAACCACCCAAACCGCTGACGCCGTGACCATGATGATGCCCGATCCGGCCGCAACCACAGGCGGTGAAGTAGCTACTCAGCTCGGCACAGAGCTGGCGATCAACACAGGCCAGATCGGATTCACCGACGCGCAGCGGGCCGCGCTACGGCAGCTCGGTATCGAAGACGCCACCGACGGCGACCTCGCGGTCTTCTTTCACGTCTGCCAAACCACCGGTCTCGATCCGTTCCGCAAAGAGATCTACATGATCGGCCGGAACACCAAGCTCACCGAGTGGCTAGACAACGGGGAAGGCGGCCGACGCAAGGTCGAGCGGTACGTCACCAAGTACACCATTCAAACCGGTATCGACGGGTTCCGGCGCAAGGTCCGCGAGTACGCGCACCGCAACGGAGACACCCTCGCCGTTGAAGGACCGTTCTACTGCGGCGACGACGGGGAGTGGAAAGAGGTATGGCCCGGCAAGACCCCGCCCGTCGCCGCGAAGTTCACCGTCATCCGCAACGGTGAACCCTTCACTGCGGTAGCGCATTTCGACGAGTTCGTACAGACGAACAACCTCTACGAGGGCACCGGCCAGGGCCGCAAGATCGTCGGGCAGGAACCCAACAGCATGTGGGCAAAGATGCCCCGCAACCAAATCGGCAAGTGCGCCGAGGCGGCGGCATGCAGGCGCGCCTACCCGAACGAGTTCGCCGGATTGATCCTCACGGATGCTGCGCAGCCGACGGTCATCGACGGCGAGGTCGTCGAGCAGCACCGGCCGCCGCAGCGCGCCCGGGGAACCTCGGCGTTGGAGGCGCGTGCCGCGGCAGCAGCGGCGGCCAAGGCAGAACAACCCGCGGCCGATGACCCCCCTGCGGTTGCAAAGCCGTTGTCGGAAGCCAGCCGCCGCAAGTGGCTGAACAAGATGTTTGCACTCATGGGCGAGGGCAAGGCGCCCGACCGTGAAGACCAGCTGATCGTGATCGCCGGGATCCTGGACCTAGACACGCTGCGCGAACACCGCGACGACATGACCGACGACGAACTGCGCACGGTCGCAACACAGCTCAACGACTGGAAGACGACCGGAGCCCTCGAAGCGCAGGTTACCGAGCTGATCAACGCATGGTCGCTGCGGGAAGCCGCCCAAGCAGACGCCGCTGCCCACGAGTCTGCGCCCGCCGAACAGGGCGATCTACTCGACGACGGCGACCAGTCATGAAGCGCGGGCAGGTGTTCATCCCCGACGGACCGCTCACACTCGGTGATCTACGCCGGATCGTGGCCGACTCAGACGGCAAGCCCGATGACCGGCTGATCGATCTGCAGACACCGATGGCCGGTGACCGGCGGCAGGTCAAGGTCACGGTTCTGGAATACGCCGACACACGCCCGCCCGTGATCAACATCGAGACTTCCGCAACCAAACAGGTTGCGGAACAACCCAACCCAACCACAGCGAAGGACCACCTGTAATGGCCGAAATCACCAAGGCGCCCGCCGATCTGCCGTCCACGAACGAACTCGACAAACACGACACCGGAGACGGAACCACACCCGTCGCCTATATCGGGCTATCGGCAACGAACGTCAAGATCGAGAACCCGCCCGAGCTGGAGGACAGCGGAATCCTCGTAATCCGTTGGACGTGTACCGATTCGGGCAACAAGCTGATGAAGGACGGCGAGATCCGCCCCAAGCGCACCCTGACCGTCACGTCGGCGTGGTGGCCCGGCAACCGGCCGCTGCCCCAGGATCCGAACCAGGAAGCCCTGTTTGAGGACGACGTGGACGCCGCGAACAAGGCCGAAGCCGAGAACAACGAAGACGCCGAGGGCGGCACCGATGAGTAGCCGCGAACCCAGCGCGTTCAGCTTCCTTGTCCTGGGCGCGCTGCAGAAGCGGCCCATGTACGAGGGCACCGTCCCGGCCGCCGTGGTGGCCGACCGTCGCCGCCGCAACCGGGTCGCGCGCCGTTCTCGCCGCATCAACCGGGAGGCCCGCCGATGATCCTGGTCGAGATCTACCCGGACAGCGCAGACGAATACCGTTGGAGGGCCAAGGACGGCGAAAACGGCCGCGTGATCGCAGATAGCGGCGAGGGTTACAAGACCTATGTCGGCGCCGAGCGCATGGTCGAGCGCATCTTCGGCGCGGGCACCTCCGAACCGCCGCCCTCGGAACCTGTTCGACTAGACATCACGTACCGCAGCGGCGCCGTCGAGACAGTAGTACTGCGGTGAGCACCGCCCATGAACCCGGGTCCGGGGACGCGCTCGCCGAGACCGTCCCCGAACCCGGCACCACCGCAGACGAATACACGCCCGAACAGATCGCCGCGGGCGACCAGATCCTGGCTGAAGCGAAGGATCTGTTCAACAAGATCGTCAACGATATCCGCAACGGCAAAGCCGAGCTGTCGCACTCGGCGCCGATCGATGTCTGTCTGATCGCCGCTGATCTGTTCCACCTTGCCGTGGGCCACAACCAGCTGGCCGAGGTCTGTCAAGCCCTGGCGTGGGCCGCCTACCAGACGGTCGAACGCGATGGCTGACTTCCGGCGCGGCCCGGGCCGCCGCTTCCAGCAGCCGTCCCGCGGCTGCAACGTCGACTGGGACAAGTCCCCGGAACGGCAACTCGCGCTCACTGTGGCGTGCCGACACTGCCACGCACCCAAGGGGACCAGGTGCGTGAAGAAGAACGGAACCTTCCTGCTGAACTTCCCGGCACACCCGTCTCGGATCGTGGACGCCAAGGCGGTGACCCCATGACGTTCCGGGTACTGGGCTTGGATCCGTCGTTGCGGCGCACCGGCATCGCGATCCTGACCGACTTCGGAGGCATCACAGCGCCGTCGGTGCTGCGGGAAATGGGGGAGGGCAGCGACGAACGCGAAAGCTATCTGCAGGGCAACCGGCGGCTACGGGCGGTGTGCGCGAACACGATGCGCATCATCGACGACTACAGGTCAAAGATCGGGCCCGACAACATCGACCTCGCCGTGATCGAAGGGCACGCATTCTCACGCAACCTGCCTTCAGTCGAAGACCGACACGGCCTGTGGCACGGCCTGGTCGGCGCGCTCGATGTCCGCAAGATCCCGATCGCGATCGTGCAACCAAGTACCCGCGAACGGTTCATCACCGGCAAGGCCAGCACGGGGCCGACCGCGCTGCCCCCAGACGAACGCAAAGCACTCGTGCTGGCCGAGATACGGAAGTTGTTCCCACAGCACCGGATCGCGAACCACGACGTCGCAGACGCCGTCGGCCTGGCGCTCATGGGCGCAATCCACCTCGGGATGACGATGCCCTTCCGCCTGCGACGCTGCCACATCGAGGGCGTGCACCCCATCAACTGGCCAGCCCTCAGTCAACCACAGTCCACAGCAAGGAGATAACAATGGAACCCGTTCTGACCGCGACGGTGCTAAGCCAGCGCTACACCGTGGCGCTCGAAGTACCCGATTGCCCCCACGTCGTACCGAAGTCCGAAACGCAAACTGGCGGCCAACAATTGCGGGTAACGCGGATCGCATGTACATGGGGCGTCCTGGCCTCTGGCGAATTCTCCCAGTGGTTCGACGTCTCAGGGCGGCGAAGCTCGCGACCGGTGCCAGCGTTACGCCGCGGCCGGTCTGGCGACGTGGTCGCGAATCCTTCTCGAAGAGTTCGCCGAAGCCATCGAAGCCGCCGCGCTGTTCGCCATCGGACATGGCACAGCCGATCAGCTACAGACGGAGCTTGTGCAGGTCGCGGCGGTAGCCGTGCAGTGGGCCGAAAAACTCGGCGGCACAGAATGACCGAGCTGTCTGCCCCGTTCCCGTACTTCGGTGGGAAGCGCCGCGCCGCACCGAAGATCTGGGACGCGCTCGGGGACGTCGGCGGCTACGTGGAACCGTTCGCCGGATCCGCCGCCGTCCTGTTGGCCCGGCCTCGGTTCACCGGCCGCCGCGTCGAAACCCTCAACGACTCCGACGGCTGGCTCGTCAACACCTGGCGCGCCATACAACTCGCGCCCACCGATGTTGCCGTCCATGCGGCCGGGCCGGTGACCGAGATCGACTACCACGCCCGCCTGGCCTGGCTGCAGGACCGCCGCACACCCGACCTCGTCGCATGGTTGGAAGGCGATCCCGAACACTACGACGCCAAAGCCGCCGGATGGTGGCTGTACGTCATGGCCTGCGGCATAGGCGACCCGTGGAACGTCGGCCCCTGGCTGGTGGTAGACGGGCACCTCCGTAAGCAGGAACGTGCGGCAGCGCCGGGCATTACCCGCACAGTCCCAAGCCTGATGAACGCGGGCAAGGGTGTGAACCGCGAACTACCGCACCTGGGGACAGCGGGGCAGGGCGTCAACCGCGCACTGCCGCACCTCGGGGACGCGGGTAAAGGTGTGAACCGGGAGCTTCCCGCGCTCGGGAACGCTGGTCGCGGCGTCAACGCCGACCACGGAGAGGCTGTCAGCGCCTACCTCGAAGCCCTGGCTGCCCGTCTGGCGCGGGTGCGGATCGTGTGCGGCGACTGGCGGCGAGTGGTGACCCCCAGCGTGATCCGGTCCACCGCGGGCAATAGCCACATCGGTGTACTGCTGGATCCGCCGTACGCCGTCAGCGGTGACCTGTACGCCACCACCAACACCGACAGCCAAGCAGCGCAAACCATTTCCGCGGCCGTCCGGCAATGGTGCCTCACCGCAGACGCCGCCTACCGGATCGTGCTGTGCGGCTTCGACACCGAGCACGATGCGCTCCTTGAGCACGGCTGGACTGTCGACGTAGGACGCGCTGGTGGGGGCGCCGGGTACAACACCGACGCCAAAGCCGGGCGACGGGAACGCTTGTGGTTCAGCCCGGCCTGCCTGCACGCCGACACCATGCTCGACTTCGGAGCGGGCGTATGACGGCTCTACTCGGCCAGACCTACACCCCGCCCCAGTACGAATACCAGACGCTCGACAATGCCGGGCAGTGCACGCAGTGCCGCCAGAGCATCCGTGCCGGGGCCCAGATGGTCAGCCAAGGTGACCGCAGAGTCCACGACCACTGCTACCGGCGGGCCGTCAGGGGGCGGTACTGGTGACATCCCCCGAAGTGCTCATCGAAAGCCGGGTGCTCGCCACCGTGCCCGACCGCTGCCACAACCCGCGGTGCGGCATGCCGATCCTGTGCGGCGACATCGTGATGGTCCGGCGCCTGCGGGACCACCGCCGCCTCACCGGTGAACGCACCGAAATCCTGTGCGAGAACTGCCAATGCGGATGGAAAGAACCATGACCGACGCCGACGACCCCAAGTGTGTCTGCACCCACTACCGCAGCGTGCACGACCACCAGCCAAACCCGAAGTGCCGGGCCGGTGTATTCGGCTACCCCTGCGACTGCCCCGGATTCGAGCCCGACCCGAAAGCGAACACCCAATGACCGACATCATCTTCATGGACACCGAAACCCTCGGCCTCGATATCGACGCCCCGATATGGGAATTCGCCGCAATCCGGCGCCATATCAACAGCCCTGAAGTTGCCGACGCGAGCGGCATTACGTCCACGGAACGCAGGCTTCACCTCCAGATTCACCACCATGTCGGCTCGTGGCTGACAGGCCCCGATGCGCTACCCGAAGAGTTCGCCGCTGACTACCGTCGCCGATTCAACGCCGACACGGCATACGGCCAGACAGTGGCAGCGCGAGTGATTGCAGAGTTCCTGTCCGAGTCTCATTCCGGCCGCCCGCTCATCGTCGGCGCGGTCCCGAGTTTCGACACCGAGCACATCCGGCACCAACTGCTGCGTCCCTTCGGTATACCCGACCCCTGGAACTACCACCTGATCGATATCGAAAACGTGGTCGCCGGATACCTGCGCGGCCGAAACCTACTGCCGCGGATGCCCTGGAAATCCGACCAGCTGTCGGCGGCCGTGGGTGTCGATCCCACGAAATTCGACCGCCACACCGCCCTGGGTGACGTGCTCTGGATCCGCGCCCAGTGGGACGCCGTGATGGGAGCCGATTTCCATGGGTGACAAGACACGCATCGAGTGGGCCGATGCCACATGGTCACCAGTGACCGGTTGCACCCGTGTCAGTGATGGATGCCTGAACTGCTACATCGAACGATCGACACCGATTCGTGTCGCGGGCCGAAAGTTTGACGGTGCAGGCATTGGGGCGAATCTGGCGGTACAACTTCACCCGAACCGTCTGGACTGGCCACTCCGAAAGCGTGACGGGAAGAAGATCTTCGTCTGCTCACAAGCCGACCTTTTCCACTCTGATGTGCCCGACGAGTACATCGCGAAGGTGTTCGCCGTCATGGCGCTCGCCCCGCACCACACCTTCCAGGTGCTCACCAAACGCCACGACCGCATGCGGTCGCTCCTGAGTAGTCATGCCTTCTGGGCGCGGGTTGGCGTGGCGGGGCTCGACCGCGATGTTTGGTTGCCCCAGGCCGGTGTTTCGCTAGATCAGCACTACTTGGCCAACGTCTGGTTGGGTGTGAGTGCCGAGGACCAGAAGCGCGCCGACCTCCGCATCCCGGCCCTGCTCGACACCCCGGCCGCGGTGCGGTTCGTTAGCGCCGAGCCGCTGCTGGGGTATATCGACATGATTGGCGGTGGTCGGTACTGGCTGCCGGACTTTGGTGGCCCGCACCTGAACTGGGTGATTGCGGGCGGTGAATCCGGTCCGGGTGCAAGGCCGATGCATCCCGACTGGGCGCGCTCGCTGCGCGATCAGTGCGTGGCCGCTGGTGTGCCGTTCCTGTTCAAACAGTGGGGCGAGTGGGTGCCGGAACGCCTGGGGCTGCACGGGTGCAACGCGCCTGCGGCGTTCCTGTCAACCGACGGCCAGGTGCGACTGCTGGTTGACGGCAAGCCCGCGCACGCACCGTTTGCACCGGCCGGTGACATGACCATCCGCCGCGTTGGCAAGAAGCGCGCCGGGCGGGAGCTGGACGGGCGCACTTGGGACCAGTACCCCGAGGCGGTGGCGTGATGAGCGACTTGTCCCTATGCCCCATCACATTCGCCGAGGCGTGCGCGTTTGTGTACGGCCACCATCGGCACCATCCGGCCCCGACCGGTCACAAGTTCAGCGTTGCGGTAGCCGACTCGACACGGATCGTGGGTGTGGCCATGGTTGGTCGACCCGTCGCCCCGGCATTCGATGACGGTCTGACCTTGGAGGTCAACCGCAGCTGCACGGACGGCACCAGCAACGCCAACTCGATGCTGTACGGCGCCGCCTGGCGGGCAGCCAAGGCAATGGGTTACCGCAGGCTCGTCACCTACACCCTTGCAAGCGAATCCGGTGCATCGCTACGCGCTGCTGGGTGGCGTGTGGTGGCACAGAGGCCTCCGCGCAAGGGCTGGGACATGCCCGGCCGCCCGCGCGTACACACAACACAGCACGGCGTGCAGCGGACGCTCTGGGAGGCGGTCTGATGCCTGAACGAATCCAATTGCGGCGCACGAAGGGTTGGCGCAAGCCTGAAGGCGCGATCGTGGTGTCGCGGCCGGGCAAGTGGGGCAACCCGTGGCGGATCGTGGTCGAACGTAGCCGTGGCCGGACCTGGTATTGCGTGCGGCACGTCACCGAGGACCGTCGTCTGGGATCGTTCGGTGTCCCGGAGCATGCCCGGCAGACCGCCACCCGCCAGTACTACTCCGATCTCGTCAATGACCGTTTGCCCTACAGCGTCGATGACGTCGAGCGCGAGCTGGCCGGGCGCGATGTCGCCTGCTGGTGCCCGCCCGCCGTCCCATGCCGTAACGGGCGCATCGACTTCTGGCGGGCGCAATGCCACGCCGACGTGTTGCTGGAGATTGCCAATGCCTAACGTCACCAACACGTCTGAGCTGCTGGCGTTCCTGCGGCGCCACTACATCAAACCCGGCCTGGACCTGCCGGGTGGTGTGTTCGTACCGGAGGTTGGCGGTAACGGATCGTGGGGTGCCAGTGCGCGCGCCGACGCTATCTATGTCGGGTTCACCAGCAGCAGCGGCCGAATCCTGGTCGGCCACGAGCTGAAAATCAGCCGCGCCGACTGGCTGAATGAACTGAACAAGCCCGGCAAGGCCGATCAGTGGGCCGACCAATGCCACGCCTGGTATCTCGTCGTCAACGACCCGGCCATCGTGAAGCCCGGCGAGTTACCGGCCGGTTGGGGACTGATGTCACCGGGCCCAAGCCGCACCCGCATGACCGTTCACACGCCCGCAGCCGTGAAGCCCGACCACACCCCGTCATGGGACGCCGTACGTTCCGTCATGGCCCGCATAGACACCTTGCGCGCCAGCGACGTAGCCGACGCCGTCGAATCCCGAGACCGTGCCCGGCATAACCAATACGAGAAGGACATGGCGGCTGCGGTCGATCGGCGCGTGAAGTCCATGCCGGAAACGGGGGAGGCTGCGAAACGCCTCAAGCTCATCGAGGACGCCATCGGCGCCCCAATCGATTGGAGCGACAACGTCTGGTCGCCTGACCGCACGGTCGACCCGGAGCTGCTGGGACGTATCGGCAAGGCCGCGTTGGCCCTTGGCGGCATCGAATCGGCTATCCGTCAGCTCGGTAGGGGTTACAACAGCACGAAGGAAGTACGACGACTCATCGACGAATACGACGCCAAGCTCGCCGAGTTCCTGGCCCCCGCCAAGGCCGTGTGCGCGTGGTGCCCAACAGCCGCGGGCGGGACCGCCGAGCACAACGACGGCACTCGCCACCCGTCATGCGGAAACACAGGGCACGGCATGAACTGGGAGGTGTCCGAGTAGTGGCGTGGTTCTACGTCGATGACGGGTTCAGCGATTCCAAGCCGATCATGAACCTGCCCACGACCGCTGTCCGTGTCCCGATGCGGATCGCGGTCGCCGGTGCGTGGGTTCTCGGCGGGTCGTGGTCAGCAAAGGAAGAACTCGACGGGTTCATCCCGCACGCGAAGCTGAAATCCCTTCTGGTGCCGCGGTCTGTTGTGGCGACCATGGTGGCGCCCGGACCCCTCGACGCCCCGCTGTGCTGCCAAGAAAGTGACGGAATTTTGGTCAGAAATTGGGCAAAATGGCAGCGAACTAAGGCAGAAAACGAGGCCAACCGCAAACGCGAAGCCGAGAAGAAACGGAACCAAAGACGGCGCGGCCGAAACTTTGTGACCGGCATAGATGACCAAATGTCCCCAGGGGACAACGACGGGGACACGGCAGAACCCGGCGAAAACGTGTCCCCTGGGGAGTCCCGTGGTCCCACCCCACCCCACCCCTTAGTAGTTACTTCTAGTGGGGATAGTCCGGTAGGAAGCCGCCCGGCCGAGCACTGCCCCCAACACCCAGGCGGAACCGAACAGCCCTGCGGCGCCTGCGCTAACGCGCGGCGCAACGCAAACACCTGGGACGCCCAACAGCTCCAAGCCGCCGCCGACCAACGCGCCGCCCGCCTCGCCGCGATCCGCGCATGCCCCGACTGCGACCCCACCGGCATGCGCTACTCCGACCCGGACGACCCCGAGTCACCGCTGACCCGCTGCACCCACCCCAACCTCGACAGCTAGGAGACGAAATGAGCCCCATCCCACCCGAAATCCTCGCCGCCGCCGACCAGGACCGCGCCGCCTCCAACGAGGCACTCGACGCATTCGTCGAATGGTTCCGGCAGCACACCGCCAGCAGACACCGCGGCGACAGCACATGCGCGTTCCACCAGGTTGTTGGTGTGGCACGCAAGCGTGACCAGTACCAGCTCGCGCACATGCTTGCCGCGGCGATAGCACGCCTGGCCGCCACCGGCACCACACAGCCAGTCATCGACGAGGACGGGGTCCGTTCATGAGCGTTCAGACAGCCCAGGCCGACCATAACCGTTGGCGCGCACACCAAATGGCCAATCGCGGCACATCCGCCACCACCATCGCCAAACACCTCGGCATCGACCCCGACAGCGTGCGCCGCTACCTGCGCCAACCCTGCCCCGAGCAGCCCCACAGCCAAGACCAAGGCTGGCAGACCCGCGGTCTATGCGCCCAACGGGACTGCGGCGTGGAACCCGATGCCTTCTTCCCCGGGTACGGAGCCAACATCGACCCGCGGGTCAAAGCCCTCTGCGCCCGCTGCCCAGTCCGGTACCAGTGCCGAGAATCCGCGATCGTGCACTACGAGGAATTCGGTGTATGGGGCGGCACCAACGCCTCCGAACGCCGCCTGCTGCGCCGACAACGACGCGCCCAACAAGGCGTCGCATGACCACCACCGCTACGGTCACGCACGAATGCCTCGGTGGACGCGACTGCCGGGCATTCGAACTCGTCGAAGACCGGGGCCGCCAACGCCGCCGCCCGGCCGCCACCGACAAACCAAACACCCTGTGCCGCCGCTGCGCATCCGACGTCCGGCGCGCCGTCGAAGACCTCCCCGGCGACTACCAACGTCTCGACGCCGCCATGGAAGACGGACCCAGCCACGACGCACCCGGCGGCCCGAAAGTACGCGCCAGCACCGAACCACCCATCCCGTACAACGTGCGATACGACGCCCTGATGGCCGATATCGCCGCCGAACTCACCGCCGCCGCTGCACGGATCACGGTGCCACCCAAAGGGACACAGCTGTACGTTGTGACCACCTGCAGCAAGGCCGTCGCCGCGAACGTGCCCAAGCTACTGGCCTCACCGCCGCTGATGGACGAAGTATGGGTCAACGGCACCGAACGCCGCGCCATCCACCGCAGCGGCGTCGACATCGCCCTCGCGCTGGTGAACCTGCACCGGCAGATCGGCGCCGAACTCGGCGGCGGCACCGACGCCACGAAAATCCGGCTCCCGTACGGCTGTGCCGCATGCGGATCCCCATCGCTGTACCAGCACGGCTACCAGGTGACCTGCCCTGACTGCAAAAAGGACTGGACCGACGACGCCTACGCCGAACTGAACCGTGAACTGGTGCGACGAAAGGAAGAAGCCGACATGCGCGAACTGGAACACGCGAAAGCCAAACTCGCGGCACTGCAACGCCTTAATGACGGATTCAGCGAAATCGAAGACCAGAGCACGCTGTTCACGCCCGCCCAGATCGCTCAACTACTGGACGACATCCTCGCCATGCCCGCCACCACCACCGACGCGACGAAAGAAACGAAAACCCGATGAGCGAAAACCTTTATCAGGACACGGTGCTCGCCGCTGCCGCCCTGCACCATGCGAACGACCAGCGCACACCCGAACAACGTCAGGCCGACATGGTCATCCGCGGACTGCTTCACCCCTGTGAAGTCACCGACCCGGCCGTCGACACCGGCCGCCACCACCGCGCGGTCGGGGACGAGGGTTACATCGAACGCTTCACTCCACCCGGTCGCCACCGGAAACCAGAAGAACCCGGCGACATTGTGCAAGAGATTGTGAAGGCGAGGGCCCTCGCCCGTCCCTGGGAGTGGCATCCCGATCACCCCCAGTACGTCGAGGGCCGCCTGTACCTCACCGGCGCGCAGTGGCAACGCGTCTTGGACAGCAATCCTCCGACCCGCAATCCCGCGATGGCCGCATGGGGGATCCACGTGGTGATTGTCCGGCCCAACGAGGAAGTAACGCTCCCCAGCGGCCGAACCCTCGTCTACTCGTCAATCACGAACTCACTCATTGTCTATGGCGTAGCGGAGCGCAGCGAGTGACCACCCGGAAACCGCCCCTTCGCGGCCTGGGCGCACTCGACGAAGCGCGCCGTGTCGCTCACCGGCTCAAAAACGAATTCGCCGCCACCGACCCAGCCGCCGCACAAGCCAGCATCAACAAGCTCGTCGGCGAAGGCATCGAATGGCTCATCGGAAACCGCACACCCCTCGACCCCGACGGCTGGTACACCGCCCTCGAACTCGCCAACGAACACCACGTACCACCCCAATCGATCCGAGACTGGGTACGCCGCAACGACCTACGCGTCATACACCGCGGCGACGGAAAAGACGTGTACCAAGCCAGCGAAATCGACCTGTACCTGCGCTACCGGCGCCTCCGCGCCCTGCACCTCACCCACGGCCAAACCTTCGACGAATGGCGCCAAACCCAAACCGGCAAGGAGACACAGCAATGATGACCTGCGAACGGTGCTTCATCCCGATCTACGTCGGCGAGAAGTACATCGAGATCCGCACAATGAACCCGGCCGATGCCGTCCCGCCCCAAGCCGTACACCTCACCTGCTTGTACAGCCGGGGCGATCAGTGACCCGTAACCGCGAACAGGACGTGATCGACGCCATCGACGCGCTCGTCGACGAACAAATGGCCGGGGGAGAACACGCCCACCGCCAGCGCGCACAAGCCGCCGGAACTGGCGACCGCTGCGCACTCTGCGGCGGCGCATGGCACGGCGAACCGTGGACCGGCGTCGACCGCGAACACCTCGGGCGATATGACCAGCATGATCACGGCCGCGTCTACGGGTGCCCCGGCGCCAACGCTACCGGCCCCCAACGCATCCGGTGGAGGCATGAAGACCGAGGCGCGCGGTGGTTAGCCCAGCACGGCTTCCCCACAGGCGGCAGCCCCTTACCAGCACCGCAGCCCTATTTCCTCGTGGACGACGATGGGCAGCGGACAGACCCACAACCGTCACCGTGGCTGATCCTGCACCACACAGACGAAGGCGCCGCACCATCGATCACACACGTGGCCGTCGACGGGGGCAGCCCGTATGTCGGCCCCGAACTACACGAGGGTGCCCGGATCGCGGTGCAGCTGGCCGACGGCAGCCTCGTCACCGGCACCATCGGCAGATACGACGAGAACGAAGAAACCGGCGAAGTCGAAATGACCATCGTCCAACACCTCGCCGAATACGGGCTCGGATATAGCGCCCTCGACGTACTGGTGTTCGACGAACCACGCGAACTACTCCCTGGCCGTGCAGATCCTGCCCCACCTAGCATCTGAGCCATGCAAGGCCGCATGACCACCGACAAACTGCTCGCCCAGGCGACCGAAGCTGCCCGCCGATGGCCGAACGCCACCCTGGAACGTAACGACGTCGGCAACCTCGTCGTCCTGGTCGACGGCGAGATGGTGGCTTGGCTGGACCTCAGCTTCGGTGACATCGAGGAGTTCTAACCGCGCGCTCATCGCCGCAGCCCCGGATCCGGCCGCGACTTAGCGGCAGCGTGCACCGCCAATAACGCCGCCGCGAGCGTCGGGGCATCCTCGATTGGTAGCCGAGACGGCACGTCGACGATGACGGCGCGATCACCCCGATCGTTCAACCGGACTTCGCCGTAGGCCCAACCCTGACCCGTAATCGGCACCCGTGCTACCCGGCTGCCATATTCATCGGCCTCGACCGGCGGCAACTCCATAACCAGACATCCCTTGGTGATGAGTTCGTCTATCAGCTTCGATGCGACGTGACCGGCAATATCTTCCTGGGAGAACACCTTGGTCACGTAATGGCCATGGCCGACCGTCTCTTTCTGGGTCAGACGAAAGAAGTTCGGCATCCCTGCGATGACCTCACGGATAGCGCGGTAGGCGTCCATCTGCGCACCGTATCGACCGCTACCGACACACTCCCGCGCCCCGCGCGTCGGCTTCACAGCAAGGCCAATTAGCTGACATGCTCTGTGCATGGAAGAACGCCTCCCCGGCACCCATGAGCCCCCCGGGCCAGCCGACACTGTGTACCCGATCCACAAGCTAGCCGTACTCGCCTTCGCAAAGGGTGTCGCTGAGCTGGCCGACGAGGTCGCTGCTGGGGTCGGGATCCATGAGCAGGATGCCGTCAGGACTATCGACTCGATTATCGAATCGGCGCAGAAGCTCCGTCGGCTCGCAATCATCAGCGCATACGAAAACGGACAATTGTCCAAGCGCGCTTGGGACGGGCCTCCAGTGGAAGAAGATCCAGAGTACGGGCCGATAATCGCCGCCTGGCGCATGAACGTCGAGCGTCCTTGGCAGCGGCGCACGGACTCACACATCTCGTGGAGCCTCCCCGCCGGGTTGCGAGATCCGGCGAAAACCGCCAAGGAATTGGACGCATGGGTACTCAAGCACCAAGAGGACGCGGCTAAATCCAGCGTCTCGAAACACCTCACCGGCCACACTCGTGAGAGCGAAATCGCAAGCCTTGACCGGCATCGTGGGTTCCTTCAATCGCACAGCGACTCAACCCAAATAGAATGGCAAGCACACAACAACCGTGATTATCGGATTAATACCGTCGCCGAATATGTTGCGGCAACAGAGTTTCTCGATTACTACGACATACCTGACGAGGACGATCCAAACCACCACGCATACCTGTTCTGGCCCCGAATTCTCGACGCTACCGTCAGCCGCCAGCCCACCCTTAGCTATTCGATAGTGCGGGCCGAATGCCTGAGGGCCAACGACCAGATGGTGGTCATAGGAAGTGAAGAAAGCGGTGTCGCAAACGTACTGGCGGCCCTGCAGTATATCTTCGCTCAAGCAATAGCGGAGGTGATTGGGCGCTCAGACCTCACCGTTAGGGTGCTAAACACAAGCTCTACCGGGCAGTTCAAGAGGAAAGTCCAAGCCGAGGCCGAACGCCAGGCGAATCTGGCAGCCCGCGCAGCCGCCGAAAAGAAGAAGCAGCCGTTCGACGACGACATGGGCTGGCCAGCCGACTAACCCTGCTTATTGCCGATTGGTGCGCGCATGCGTTACCTTCGGAGTGGCAGAGCTGTGCCCAAACCCCGAACCCCCTCCACGCGAGGGGGTTTCGTCATTTCCGGGCCGTGACGCCGACATGGGTTACCGCGGCGCGTCAAACCGGCCGTTATCCCGGCAAGCATGCCCACAATCGCGGACCAAGCACCCGCGAGGCACCCGCTGCGCGCCACGGACCAACCCCACTCCCAACCACACAGCACCCGGGAGACACCATGCCCAACCAAAACGCCGTGCAGCTGCTGTACGACAACCTCGGCCAACTCAACAGCCCCGAAGGCCCAATCACGCTGCTGCCATTCGCCTACGACTGCGAAGAGACCCGGCACGTCAAACGCCAGGTCTGCGAAGCACTCGTGGCGCTCCTTGAGGAGGGTGGCTACATAGCGCCCCCGGCGGCCACCGAACCGGCGGCACCATCTAGGCGCCAGCAGATCCAACTGCGGTGCCGCACATGCGCCGAACTGCTCATGTCCACGACCGTCGACGAATCCGGCGTAGGCATGATTCACGCCCCAACGCTGATCGAAGGCATGGCCCGCAAGACACCAGCGTGCCCGCACACCGACATCACCCCCGCCGACAACGTCCGGCGCATCGAAGAAGCCATCCTCGCCACACAGCAATCCGAAGGCGGCCAGCCATCATGACCATGCCAAAGCTCGGGCTCGAAAGCATCCTCGGCCGCATGCGCCAATCAACCCCCACCACCCCGGCCACCAAGGCACAGCTGGAGTTCCTGGTCGAGCAGTACATCGTGCCCATGCTGCGTAACCCGCGCGCACGCCTGGCCGTCAAGGTCACCAAAGACACGGCCGGATGGGACATCCGCATCGACTTGCCCACCGAGTTCCCCGCCGACGACGTCACCATCGGGAGCTGAACCATGGGGCGTGACAATCCGGTGAAACGGTTTCACGCTCATGTCACCCCAGCCAGGTAGACGGCGCTGATGGCCACCGGACGCAAGACCACCACCACCACCGCCAAGGGACTGGGCTGGACACACCAGCAAGCCGCCGACGAACTACGCCGCAACCACCACGACGGCAGCCCCTGCGACTGGTGCGGACGACCCATGTACCTGGACCGCACACTCAACTGGGACTACAACCCGCGGGCTACCAACCCCACCAGCGGCAGCCTGCACGCCGACCACTCCGAGATGAGCAGAGCCGAAGCCATCAAGCTCGGCCTGCCCATCCCACGCCCCAACCGGCTACTGCACGGCGTCTGCAACATCCAACGCGGCGAAGGCGGCAACGACCACCTCGCCGCCAACAACCGGACAGACACCGACCAGCAACTACTCATCGCATGGCCATGGTGAACCAAAACCCTTGCACCACAACAACATTCAAACAATCAAAGCCATTGCGGTGCAACGCAATTCGCCACGCGCACACCCCGAAAAATCTTGAGGCACCCCCACCCCCTCCGAGACCTGACGAACGTCAGGAGTTTTTTTCACCTGGGGCGAAAGTTTGTGGGCGTGGGTTTGCCGGGGCGGATGAAAGTGGTTGTGCTGCAATATCATTGGTGCGTGCAGAGTCATTGTGGCGCAAGGGTTTTCGTCTCTGATGGCTACGCGGAAGCGGGCGTTGCCGGTCAAGACTGCAGGTCAGCAGCTGGTGGAGGAGCTGTCGGCAGATGGTGATCCGTTCTCGTTGCGGTTCCTGATCGAGCAGGCGGGGCAGGCGGCGGACTTTTTGGAGCGGTTGTCGGCGCTGTTGAACGGTGATCGCGAGGCGTGGTTGTCGGTGAAGATCGGCGCTAAGACGGTGGAGGTCGTCGTGAATAACGTGCTGGTGCAGCATCGTCAGCAGGCCGACCAGTTGCGCAAGCTGCTGGGGGAGATCCACCGACAGCGGGGAGCGACGCCGCCTGGTGACCCGGATGACGACCCCACCCAAGGGCTCTAGGCGTTCCTCGCCGAAATCCCGGTGGCCGGATTTCGTTGGTGTGTGGCCGCGGCTGATTGGGCGGCAGACACCGGAGATTGAGTGCCGTCATCCGGGCGATGAGTCCGAGGGTGATCGGTGTGCGACGTTCGCGTTCCGAATTGGTCTGCGTTGCATGCCGTGGCAATGGCTGATCCTGCGGGCAATGTTGTCGCTGCTGGATCCGAACCAGTGGGGCGAGCGGCTGTTCACCCACCGCAATGTGGTGATCGAATGTTCACGTCAGAACGGCAAGACCCTGATCGTGATCGTTCGGATCCTGTGGGGACTGTTTCGGCGCCGCGAGCGGATCCTGTACACGGCGCAGGAGTGGAAGACCGCCGAGGACGTGTTCGACCGCGTCTGCGCGGTGATCGACCGTGTTCCGGCGTTCCAGCGGCAGCTGGCGGCCAAGCCGTCCAAGAAGGACAACCGCGGCGTGATCCTGTTGGTGGACGGCACGAAAGCTGACTTCGGGCCGCGTTCACTGAATTTCGGTCGCGGTCTGACCGAGGTGAATCTGTTGATCATGGACGAGGCGTACGACGTGGTTCCCAAGCATTCGGCGAATCTCACCGGTACGCAGCGCGCCGCTCAGAACCCGCAGACGATCTGGCTGTCCACACCGCCGGTGGCGGCGGAGCATCCGCACTGTCACAAGCTGGCGGGTTTTCACCGGTTGGGCAAGGCAGGGGCGAAGAACCCGCAGCGGGCGCTGCGCTTGTATTACGCGCTGTTCGCGGCACCGGATGGCATGGCGCGCACCGACCCGAAGGCGTACCCGCTGGCGCATCCGTCGCTAGGTGTGGTGGGCAGCGTCGAGGAAGTGCAGGACGCGCTGCAGAGTTCGCAGACCGCCGCCGACATCGCGTTGTTCGATGCGGACTACCTGGGCCGGGGACAGTACCCGCCGCCTGAGACCACGGTGGTTTCCGAGATTGACGCGCGGAAATGGGCAGACATGGCCAAGGGCGCAACACCACAGCTCACCGGCGAAACCGTGCTGGTGATTGAACGCACCCTCGATCGCAAGCAATGGCTGCTATTCGGTGGCCGCGCTACGACCGTGGGCCGCACGCACATCGAGGTCGGCTACGGCGGGGCCTGCACGGTCGATGAGTTCGTGCTGAAAGTAGTCGCCGCGGTGGAGGCCATGGACCCGAAGGCCGTCGCGGTCCGCGGTGGCTCTGATGGCTCCGAACTCGAATCGAAACTGATCAAGGCCGGGATCGAGCCAACCCCCATCACCAAGGTCGAGGTGGCGGCCTTCTGCGGCGGGTTCCTGGACGCGGTGGGCGAACAGCAAGTGTCACACCGGGACCAGCCCGAGCTGAACCGGGCCATGCGCCATGCCGTGAAACACAAGCGCACCGGCGGCGGGTTCGTGTGGGAGCCGATCGACGACACCACCTGGGCATACCTGATGGGCGCCAGCATGACTCACGGCGTTCTGGCCAAGTACGCCAACCATAAGACACCGGTTCCGCCGCCGCCGCTGGCCGAGGCACCCGATCCCACCGACAGCACCGCGGACAGCGCGGTCGGACTTGACGACGACTTCGACGCGCTCACCGCGGCGTTCTGACCGAAAGGGGAACCGATGGCCGTCTCGCCTTCAGTGACCCGAGAACAGGGTTACGTCAACCCCTACGCCGATGAGCAACTGCGGTACACGGCCTGGATGATGTGGGACCTCCTGGAGGAGGTTCCCGATCTGGTTTATCCGTTGTCGCTGCCGGTCTTTGCCAAGATGCCCAAGGACGACTCCCGGTTGTGGTCGCTGCTGGCCGCGATCCGGCTGCCCATCTTGCGCAACAGCTACTGGATTGATCCGAACGGGGCGCGCGATGAGGTGGTGGCGCACCTGGCGGCCGATCTGGGTCTGCCGATCAAGGGCGACGGCGGCGGCGACAAGAAGGCCAGCACCCGGGGCCGCCGCAAGGGCCGGTTCAGCTGGAAAGCCCATGTGCGCAGCGCCTTGACGCATCTGCAATACGGGCACAGCGTGTTCGAGCAGGTCTACGACCCCACCCGCCCAGACGGCAAGCTGCACCTGCACAAGCTGGCACCACGGCCCCAGAGCACGATTTCGAAATGGCACGTGGCCCGCGACGGCGGCTTGATCGCCATTGAACAGGAACCTCCGCGCGGTGCACCTGTGATGGCGAACCTGGCCGGTGTCAAGCTCGACGTCAGTCGGCTGGTGGTGTACCGCAACGAGCCCGAAGACGGGATCTGGATTGGTCAGTCGCTGCTGCGGCCCGCCTACAAGAACTGGATCCTGAAAAACGAGCTGATCCGGCTGGAGGCGGTCGCTGTGCGCCGCAACGGTGTTGGCACACCGGTGGTCACCGCACCACCTGGGATCGATGCCGCGATTGGGTCGGCGGGCCTCAAACCGTACCTGGATTTCGCCAAGGGGTATCGGGCAGGTAACACCGCGGGCGGTGCGCTGCCCAACGGCGCCACGATGCAGCTGCTGGGCGTGATGGGGCAGCGGGTGGATCCGCGCACCGCCATTGAGTACCACGACCGTGCGATGGGTTTGGTTGCGCTGCAGCACTTCCTGAACCTCGACGGCAAGGGCGGCTCCTATGCGCTGGCCAATGTGCAAGAGGAGCCGTACACGCAGGCGGTGCAGGCCGTCCTGGACGACATGCTCGACATCGCCAACACGCATGTCGTCGAAGACCTGGTCGACCTGAACTACTCGATCGACGAGATCGCCCCACTGATCGGGGCCGCCGAGATCGCTTCCCGGCAAGACGCTACCGCCGCGGCCCTGAACCTGCTGGTGTCGGCCGGTCTGATCGTGCCCGATGCCCGGCTGCGCGCGTTCATCCGCCAAAACCTCGGCGCCCCACCGGAAGACCCGGACACCCAAGACGACACCGAAGACGACGAGCCCGACACACAGCCGCCCACCGGCGCGGCGCCTGAACCGTCCAAGCCATCACCCAAGAGCAGCCGCCGCAAGGGCGAGAACGGAGACCCGACGCTGTGGTGAACAAGCCTGAACTTCCCAACCGCGCGCGACCAGCGAACAGCACCCCGGCCCGGCCCTGGTACCGCATTCAGAACAAGGCCGAGGACGGTGTCGCGCAGATCGACATCTACGACGAAATCCACTGGTTCTGGGGTATCAACGCCGCGGATTTCCGGCGGGACCTTCTCGCGCTGGGAGAAGGCATTAAAACCATTGAGGTACATGTTAATTCCCCTGGCGGCGACGTCTACGAGGCGATTGCGATCATGAATACGCTGCGTCAGCACGAGGCGCGTGTGGTGACGATCGTGGATGGGCTGGCCGCATCGTCGGCCGGGTTCATCGCCGTGGGTGCAAGCGACGAGCTGATCATGGCGCCGAACTCGGAACTGATGGCGCACCTTCCGTGGTCCTACGCCCGCGGCAACGCAGCCGACCTGCGTAAGACCGCCGACGACCTCGATCGCATCGCCAGCAATATTGCGTCGATTTTCGCGACGCGAACGGCCACCCCCGTCGCGGACTGGCTGCAGGTTCTCACCGATGAAACCTGGTGGTCTGCACAGGAAGCCGTTGACGCAGGGCTGGCGCACCGGGTGTTGGCGGCCGAATCCGATGAGCCGGACGCCGAGGCGGCGAAGAACCGATTCGATCTGTCTGTCTTCAATCACGCGGGACGCAGTTTCGCCCCGCCGCCTGCGCGGATTGCCGCGCGTTCACAAGCCCCTCAGCCTGCCGAGGCCGAGGTCAACAGAGGAAAGGAGCCCATTGTGGCAACCCTGAATGAGGGCCTCGCGGAGCTGCTCGGCATTGCGGCCGACGCGAACGACGAGGCCATCCTGGATGCGGCCAAGGAGGCGCTGCAGGCACGCGCCAACAGCACCGCGGCAGCATCCGATACTGAGCCGACGGTCGACCAGATCACCGCAGCCGCCGAGAAGGCCGGACTGGTGCTGGTCAACAAGGCGCAGTGGGAGAGCACCGTCACGGCCGCACAGGACGGCGCGGAGGCACGCAAGCAGCAGCTTGCCGATGCCGACGCGGCGTTGGTCGACGCGGCGATCCGTGACGGCAAGTTCGGCCCGGCCGACCGCGCCTACTACCTCGCAATGCTGAACAGCAACCGGGAGCTGACGACCGGGTTCATCAACAAGATGGCCAAGGGCTTTATCCCGACCCAAGAGGTCGGCCATTCCACGCAGGCCGTCGACGGTATCCCCGACGACCTGGGTTGGTTCGATTCCGCGCCGACGGCGCCGAGCACTGCAGGACAGGAGTAGATCAATGACAGGCGAAAACGTAGGCGTTTACGAGCCCGGCCGGGATATCACCGGCCTGGCCTCGGCCGCCGTCACCGGCAAGCGGTTCCTGAAGATAAGCGGGAACCGCTCGACGGCTACCGGCAATATTTCGGTCGCACCCGCTGACGCAGGCGGCCGGGTATGCGGGGTGGCGAAGTACGACGCCGCCAGCGGCGCCATTGTCGGTGTCGCCCGCGGCAATTCGCGCGTCACCCACGTGACAGCCGACGGCGCGATCGCCGCCTTCGCGGAGGTCGAGGTCGGCACCGCAGGCAAGGCCAAGACCAAGGCCAGCGGTATCGCCGTTGGTTATGCACTCACCGCGGCGGCCGACGGCGCCGACGCCGAAATCAGCCTCTACTAGGAAAGGGCAACCGAAATGGCAACCTCTCCCGTCGCGTACCCGTTGGGGGCGCCGGTCATCAGCAACAACACGATCACGGTCGACCTGGCCTACAAGCAGCCCGGCCGGATCACCAAGCGGCTCTCGGACCTGACGCTGCAGAAGTTCATTACGCCGGAACTGTTCTCGTCCTCGGGAACCGCCACCACCGCAGGCGCCATCATCTACGACACGATCACCGTCAACGAGCTGTACACGAAGAACGACGTGGAACAGCGCGGGCCCTCGGATGAGTACCCGATCGTGCAGGGTGAACGGCTGCAGCCCAAGGTCGCACAGTCCGAGGACTGGGGTGGAAAGTTCTGGATGTCCGACGAAGCCATCCGGCGCAACGACAAGCTCCAGATGGACCGTCTGACACGGCAGCTGGCGAACACGATCGTCCGCAAGGTCAACCAGCGGACCGTGGCCGTACTCGATGCGGTGATCGCCTCACTGGGCGGCGCCGGTGTCATCCCCGGTCACGACTGGACCAACGTCACCCTGACCGGTACCAGCCCGACGCCGAACAACGCCCGCCCCTTCGCGGACATCATCGGAGCCCAGCTGGCCGCCGACGTCGAGGAACTCGACTACGTGTACAACGTGTGGGTCGTCAACCCGCGCCAGTACGCGGACCTTCGCATCGCCTACGGCCCCGAACTCGACGCCGTTCTGCGTGACGGCGAGATTTCGATGTTCCGCTCCAACCGTGTCGCCAACGGCACTGCCTACGCCGCGGTGCGCGGTGGTGTCGGGTTCTTGGACTACGAGCAGCAGCTGCAGACCGAGACCTGGCGCGAACCCAAGACCAAGCAGAACTGGGTGCAGTCCTCGGTGCTGCCCATCATGGGCGTCACCGACCCGTACGCCGTCAAGAAGGTCACCGGACTGGCGGGTTAACCCCCGCCAGTTTCGGCACACAGCCCCCAGAGAGGAGATCTTCGAAATGGCAAGTGTGACAGAGAAAAAGGTTCTGGTTGCCACCTGGGAGTACCTCGACGCCGACGGTAAGCGCCGCCGCGCGTTCTTCGGCGACATCGTCAGACTCACTGACGCCGAGGTCGACCGCGCGCAAGCCGCCGGGGTATTCGCAGCAGCAGCAGCCCACGAGGATCCGGCCCCGGCCGGTGACGACGGCGCTGCCTCCGGTGAGGGTGGGACAGAGGCCCTGCAGGATCCGGGAGCGCAGGCGGGCGGGGAGCGGCCGAAGAAGGCCGCATCCAAGGCCACCTGGGTCGCATACGCGGTCAGCCGCGGCATGGACGAAGCGGAAGCCAAGGCCATGAACCGTGACGACCTGGTCCAGAAGTTCAGCGAGTGAAGGAGCACGCGATGAAGTACCGAGTTCTTAAGCCGTGCGCGTTCACTCAGGACGGACAAGCCGTACATCACACGCAGGCAGGCGCTGTCGTAGCGCCCGACGACGAGTTGGTGGCCGCTGCACTCGTGGCGGCAGGAAAGCTCGAAGCCGTCGACGAACCCGAGCCGGTATCGGCACCGGCCGAGGCACCCAAGCCCGCCCCGGCAAAGGCCGCTGCGCGTAACCGCAGCGGTTCCGATGAGAACGGATCTGCCAGCCAGGATGGCTAACCCGTTCGTCGAAATCACGGCGTTCACTACCGAATTCGGTGGGGCACTCACCGCGGCGCAGACATCGCAGGCGACTCGTCTGCTGCAGGTGGTGTCCGACCGAATCCGGGAACTGAACCCCGATGTTGATCCCCTTGCGGCGGCGCAGGTGGTCTTCGAGGTGGTTCGCGACGCGGTTCTGTACGGGCACCTGGACCGGTTCGCGTCGTTCCAGAACACCACCAGCCGCCGCACTGAGGCGGGCACGGTCGACGCCGACCGCAGCGCCGTCGACGACTACCTCACCAGACGGCACAAGGTGCTGCTGGGCATCGCATTGGTGGCCGAGCCCATGGGGCATTTCCCGGAGAACGACTACTGATGTTCCAGATCGGCGGTGACGTCGTGGGAATTGTCAAGCGCACCAAGACCGCTGCACGCGACCGGTTCCAGCAGCGTATCGCCGCCGCCGAGCAGGTAGTGATCAAGAGCGGATGCCTGTTCGAGGTTCAGCCCACCGCCGTAGCCGACAAACGGGAAACCCCAACGTTGCCGCCGCTGGAACGCGAACTTGCCTGGGTGTTCCTGCCCGTGGACGCCGATACCCGCAGTATCACCGCGGCTGATGCGATCCGCTACCCGGTGATCGACGACGACGGCAACGCACTGCCTGCTGACGACCCCCGCAGCCGCACGTACGAGATGGCAGGCGACGGTGTGGTGGAACCGGACATCCATGGCCGCCGTGACCACGTGGCCTGCGTGTGCGAGTGGCAGCAGATCGCGCGGGCCGATGCCTAACCAGTTCGAGCAGTATGGGATCAGCCAGGACGACATCGACGAGGCACTCACATCCCAGGAAGTGATCGACGCCAAGGTAGAGCTGGCCAACGAGGCCGCAGACTATTGGCGCTCAGTGTCCCCACGGGACACCGACGACTACCACGATTCGATCAAGGTGGAACAGAACGGATCTGACGTGAGCGTCGGGGCCTATGACCCTGCCGCGAACATCATCGAATACGGCAACGAGAAAACCCCTGAATTCGCGCCCCGGGCGCAGACCGAAGCGCACTTTGAGGCACGCAGGAAGACCTCGTCGTGACGGTGGAACTTCTCGACTGGGAAGCACCCAACGGGATTGAAGTTCTGCTCGCGTGGCTGGCGCCGCTGGACGGCGTATGCGGCCCAGACCGCCCCACCGGCGACGGCTGGCCATACCGGCAGGTGACCCGTGTTACCGGGCCGGACGACAAGGTCACCGATTTCGGTCTCTATTCGGTGCACACGTTCGCCACCGGCCCCGACAAAGAAGCAGCGTTCACGGCCGCCGCGGACGCCGCCCAGATCACGCACCGTCGCTTGCTGGCGATGGCGCCTCCGCTTGCCCCGCAACGGCGTATCGCGATCAGCGGCGGCCGGATCATTAAGGCCGACAGCATCACCGCCACCGAAGGGCCTCGCCCGGAGCACTACGGCGCAGGCGAACTGGTCGCCCGGCAAGTTGCGCGGTACCGCGTCGAACTGCGTTTCGCCGCTGCTCTCTGATTCCCCCTGACTGGCAGCCGGTCCGGGGATTTTGTTGCACACCAACATCTCTGGGGTGTGCTTTCCGATTGAAAGGAAAACCGCAATGGCCAACACATTGCCTATGACCGGCCAGGAGTGGGAGGACACCTACGGGTTCAACCCTCTGGGCATCCGCAAGGGCATCATCACCAACACGCTGATCCGGGACTACCACAGCTATCTGACGAATCTGGCCGACCCGGCGGTGGGCCTGAACGCCGATGGCGTTTTCTCGCCCTACGCCCAGGACGGCCTGTACCGAGATGATCTGATGGACCCCGATTTCCCGGGTGGTCCGTTCTTGGATCCTGGTGCCCTCAAGGACGATGGCGTGAAGATCACCTCGGAGACCAAGGTCGAACAGACCCGGGTCGCGCAGGCGCGCCGGTCGCAACGCTACGACCTAACCGAGGAAGACGACGAGATCGAGTTCACCTACCGTGAGGACAACCCGACGGTCGATCTGCTGCGTTTCGACAAGCCGCTGGTGAACATTCCCGATGTTGGTACCGCGGGCTATGTGCAGACCAAGCCCGCCGAGGGGGATCTGGTCGAACGCCAGATCATTGCTTTCGCCGAAGATGGTGACCACCGGTTCGCCTACATTTTCCCGCGGGTCGCGCGTTCCAAGGTTGGTGATACCCAGCTGAACAAGAAGGATCCGCACGAGCTGAACCTGAAATACGGTGCCCTGCTGTGCCCGTGGGCCAAGTACCCGGTGGCCATCGCCCGTGAGGGTGCGGGGTGGCGGGCACTTGGCGGGGCGCCGGTGTTCCCGGCCCCGGCGCCGAACGCGACGCCGGTGGCAGGCGGCAAGGCCACGATCGCATTCACCCAGCCGCAGGGCACTGGGGATCCGTGGGCGTACACCGTCACCAAGAACATCGGTGGCACCGAGACCGCGGCCGTCATCGACAGTGTCTCGGTCGTGGGAATCACGGTCACGATCACCGTTTCCGGCCTTGCCACCGGTGCCCAGGCCAAGTTCAAGGTGAAGGCCACCGGCTCGAACCTGGCGTCTGCGTTTTCGGCCGAGTCCAACCAGATCACCGCGATCGCTTAGCGATCCACACGCCCCTTGGGCGGGGTGTAGCTGTGGCACCCCGCCCAAGGTCAGGAGCATCCCACCGCAGCAGGCACCAAACTTCCGCAGCACGAGAGGAATTCACAGCACATGAGCAACTCACAGCCCACGGTCCGCGACGAAGCGCGCCAGCGTCGGCGCCTGAGCCTGGATCAGGCCATCGACGACGTGTCCAACTACTTCGGGGTCGAAGGCGCGCTCATCGTCGAGATCGACGGCGAGGACTTCGAGATCCCTGCCCGCGTGATGCTCGACAAGGAACAGCAGAAGCGATACAAGGCGTACCAGGATCGTTTCGAGCAGCTAGACAAAGAAGACATTCCACGCCGGAACCTGCTTACCGGTGAAATCTTGGTGCACCCCAAAACCGGTGAAGTTGAGATGATTTCGCGTGTCAAAACCCCGCACGCCATCAACGATGTGGTTCTGGAAGAACCCTACGAGACAGCGCTGGCGATCGTGCTGTGGGGCGAGGAAAAGGGCGGGCGTTACTTGGCCGCCGGTGGCCCGATCGGGCTTATCACCATGACCTGGAACCGGATGGACTACGAGTTCGACGAGTGGAAAAAGGAGCGGGAGAAGACCGATCCCAAAAGTGACGGCAGCGCTGCAAGCGTGGCCGATGTACAGCCGGGAAATAGCCTCTGATCTTTCGCTCTACCACCACCGTTCCATCACTGAATGGCTCACGGGGGACATGAGCAGCGCCGAGCTGCTCATCTTCCTCGATGGGTTACCCGATGCGTCGAGCTTCAAAACCTGGTGCTACCGGGGCGGCGACTGGCCTGATGATCTGAAGATCAAGGCGCGCATGGTCAACGAGCTTGCTTTGGCGCGCGCCGACGGCCGCGGCTATGTACCCGAGTTGGTGAAGACCCCGCTGGAATTCGCCGCTGAAATCGCGCACCTGGACTGGCAGCAACGCCGCCACGACGAGGTGCTCGCCGCGCTGCAGGGCAAAAACAAGAGGAGGTGAACTGGCCGTGCCGTTGACACTTGACGTTCTGACCGAACTCGACGAGTCGTCGCTGCAGCGTGAAATCGACCGCGCGAAGTCCCAGATCGCCACCGCAGGCCGGGACGCCGGGCGCGATTTCAACCGCAACTTCAACTCCTCTGTCGGGCAGCTGAACATCCGTCAGGCAACAGCGTCGCTGACGCAGGAGCTGGAATCTGCTGGCCGGGAAGGCGGAAGCCGATTCGCCAACCAGGTCACGAGCCAGATCAAGGATGCAGCGGCCGAGGTGGCAGGTCACGGCCGCGATGCCGCGGGCGGATTCTCGAATGCGTTCTCCGACGGGGTCTCTGGCGCCCCCGGTATCTCCGGTCTGGGTGAAGCGGTGGCGGGCCGCATGGGCATGGCCGGTGCCGGGGTGGCCGCTGCTGCCACGTTCGGCACAGCGTTCGGCGCCGCCTTAGTGGCTGCTGCGGCGTTGTTCGGCAGCGCCGTCGTGGACGGGATGGCAACCGCTGCAACCGTCGACCTGTTTCAGGCGAAGATGGGGCTGGACGAGGAGTCCATGGGCCGCTTCGCCAAAGCCGCTGGCGCCGCCTATGCCAACAATTTCGGTGAGTCGCTGGCCGACAACCTGGAGGCGGCGCAGGCAGCATTGCAGGCCGGTTTGATCGGGCCGGACGCAGCCGACGCCGAGGCACAGCGCACCGTCGAGAAGCTACAGGGCGTCGGGGAAGTCACCGACGCGAACGCCAAGGAGCTAGCCAGAGCATCAGCCACGCTCATCCGGGCAGGGTTCGCCGACAGCACATCTGATGCACTGGACATCGTCACCTCCGGTTTCCAGAACGGGCTGAACGTGTCCAACGACTGGCTCGACTCGATCAATAAATACTCGGGCCAGTTCCGCAAGCTCGGCCTGGACAGCGGCGACATGCTGACCCTGCTCAAGGAAGGGCTGGAGGGCGGCGCTAGCGGCACCGGCGCGGTCGCGGACGGGCTAAAGACCCTGAGCGCCAACGCTGTCAAGGGCACCAAAGACACTAACGAAGCCTTCGAGGGGCTGGGATTCAACGCCGACGAGATGGGCAGGCGATTCGCCGCGGGCGGTGAGCAAGCGCGTCAGGCGCTCGGCAAGGTACTCGACGAGCTGCGCAATGTTGACGACCCGATGCAAAAAGCCCTGATTTCGCAGCGGCTGTTCGGCAGCCAATGGGAAGAGATGGGCGACGCTGTCAACAAGCTGGACCTGGACCCTGCGAAGAACAAATTCACCGACCTGCAAGGCACCTCGGATCGGGCCACGCAGACCGCGACGGACAACTTCAAATCCCAATGGGCTGCCGCTACACGGGAAGTCGACCAATACTTCAGCAATCTGAGCGAATCCATCGCGGACGCTTTCGCGAAAGCGCCGATCATTGCTCAACTGCCTGGCTGGGTGAAGAGTTTCTTCCAATCGCTCAACGAATATCACGGCGGCGGTGGCGGTGTGGACGCTGCGGGCAAGCCATACACCGCCCCGGCGACGCCGGTGCAGCTCGATCCGGCTAACCCTGGCGGCTTGTTGCAGCCGCCGGGTGGGGGCGTGAACGCGATCGGCGGCGACGGTGTCGGGCTGGGCTTGGGCAATCTGCTCAATCCGACCCCGGGTGCGCCGCCGCCCCCGGGATCTCTGTTGGCGCCCAAGGCCTCGAACGCGACCGATGAGGGCCCGCAAGCCGGTGAACACAAGCCGATCGATCCGACACCGGACAAGCCGGACAAGACGCCGCCGTCGTTCGATCCCAGTTTGTGGTCGGTGCAGGCCAATCCGGTGGCTATGCCGCCGCTGGGGGCGCCCGCGATGGGCATGGGGACCGCGGGCATCGCCGGGGGCAGGGGCTTCGGGCCGGGCTACTGGCAGGTCGATCCGCAGCGGGTGTTTGACGCCGAGTCCGGGGTGGAACGGGCGAAGAACAACCTGGAACAGGACCGTATCCGGCGCCTGGAGCTGGAGGCCAAGGGCAATGCGTCGCAGCGTGAGCTGCTGTCGATCAAGAACCAGATCCAAGAAGACGAACGCGCCTACATCTCAGCTCAGATGAAACTGGCTGACGCGCAACAAGGTACGTGGAAAAAGCAGAAAGACGCCACGAACAACTTCTTGTCCGCGCTGGGCCAGATCGGGGCCGCTCTCGACAACGACCTGGGCGCCTCCAAGGGGTTGGCGGGTCTGGCCGACAACCTGGTGCGGTTCGTGGCCAGCCTCGGGGCGGCGCCCATGATGGGCCAACTCGCGGTTATCGCGCAGGCCAACGGCGGCATCGCGCGCACGGGCAGCGGGTTGGCGGGATTCATCGGCCAGCAGATGGGCCTCGGACAGACCCCCGTACCGCAGGGGTACGCCGCAGGCTATCTCGGAGGCAGCTCCGGTGGCGGTGGCATGTACGCCGGTGACGCCGCGCTGCTCGCGAACGTGCCCGCGGGCCGATATGAGACGCCGAACGAACCCGCGGTCTGGGATCTGACGAAGGGTCTGGCCGACTGCTCGTCGGCGGTCGAAGATCTGGTCAACCTCATGGACGGCCGCCCCACCGGCGGCCGTCAGATGTCGACCGCCAATGCCGACCAATGGCTGCGCTCGCGTGGCTTCCTCCCGGGGATGGGCGGCGATGGTGACTTCCGGGTCGGATTCAACCCGTCACATATGCAGGCCACGCTGCCCGGCGGCACGAACATCAACTGGGGCAGTGACAGCGCGGCAGCCCAGCGCGGCATGGACGGCGGCCGAGGCGCCTACGACCCGGCGTTCACGTCGCACTACTACCGGCCCGCGACCGGCGGCGGCACAGGTGGTGGTGGCTTCATGCCGGTTGCGCCGTCGGTGGGTGTTACCCCGACTCCTATCACGATGCCGCCGTCGGGTTATGCGCCGCTGAGCGATGCCGCGCTGGCCAATCCGGGTCTGACCAATCCGGGCGCGCCCGGCCCTGGGCAGAGCGGGCCGTCGCCGCTGTTGGCGCCCGGTGGTGGTGCGGGCGGATACGGCCCCGGCGGTACGGGCCCGATGCAGGGCCGCTCGTATGGGCAGGGCGGCCCGGGCGGCGGCGGGTTCCAAGGACTCGGTGGTGCCCCGATGGCGGCGCTGTCGACGGCCGCCTCCGGTTTGGACCTGATCGCCCCGGGAGCTGGGCAAGGCGCCCAGATCGCGATGCAGCTGACCAACCGTGCGATTGGCTATGCCGGTCAGCTCGCCGGTATCGGGGTATCGGGCCTGCTGGAGACGTTCGCGCTCAACGATTCGGCGTTGTCGGATCCGTCGAAGAACTGGATCGGCAAGATCGCCTCGGGCATTGCCGGTGCCCGCCCGGCGCTGCCGAACTCTGCAGGCCAGTCCGCGCCTCCGATCGCCCCGCCTGAGAAGCAGCAGAACCAGGGCCAAGGCCAGCAGGGCAGCGCGCCGATGGTGAACATCGAGAAGTTCGAGAACGGCAGCGGCAACCCCTCCGATGGGCAGTCCGCGGCCCGCGATATCGCCCGCGAATTCAATTCCGTTGGAGCGGGAGAGCGTTGAGCAGGCACTGGCCGCCCGGACCCATCACCCCGTACGGCATCGACCTGGTCACAGAGGGCGTCGAACCGATCGTGCGGTTCACCACCGGCAACAAGCAGCTCTCGTTCGACGTCAACGGTGGCGGCGCCCCGCACCCGGGCGTGCAGCCGGGCATGGTGCTCGAAGACGGGATCAAGGGCCTACACCCGAAGTTCTCGCACCTGGATCAAAAAGGCGCGCACCAGGACGGCGTGACCAACCGCGGAACCGTCTACGACGAAGGCGAATTCGACATGACGGTCATCGCCCAGGCCAAAGATCACATCACCGAGCGGCGCCTGATCAACGACTGGATCGAAATGTGGGATCCGAAGAAGACACCCACCATGACGTTCGTAACACCCGACATGGGCGAGTGGTGGTGCTACCCGCGGTTGCACCGCGCCTCGCCAGAGGGCTTGCAGAAGACGATGTTCCGCAACGGCAAGGCGCGGTTCACGTGGTCCATCCGCAACGACGACGCGTTTTTCCAATCGCACCCGTCGGTGTCTGAGTTTTACTTTTCTTACCGCTCGCAGCGTGACGCTTTTCGGCGCGACAGCCCGGCGGGGTTGGGCCCGGACTGGGACCAGAAGTACACACCCGGTGCCGGTACCTGCGGCACCGATGGCCAGATGTGCCGGTGGTTCGACAGCGGCACCGGCCAGCGCACGGTGGTGAACCGCTACAACAAGTCGGTCACCGCCACCGACAACCAGGTGATCACCGTCAAATTTGGTGGATTGAGCGAGTTTCCGTTCCCCGATGCGGCATTCAATGACATCTGGGGGCGCATGAACACCACCGGGGATCCGGGCACCACCGGGATCCGGGCCCGCATTGGAAGCGGCTGGATCCGGCTGTCCGGGTGGGTTGGCGGCGCTGAGGTGTGGGTGTGGGAACGGCCGCTGCTGGTGCCGCCGTTCTGGAACGAAGAGTGGTCGCTGGTGTGCGGCACGCCGAGCAACCCGCGCGAATTCCGTGTGCTGCGCCAGGGCTTTCCGGTGTTCAAATTCATCGAACCGTCGGCTCTGTCCATCATGGGCGAAGCGTTCCGCGGCACCGGGTTCGGGATGGAAGCAGGCGCCGGTATCAGCGGAATCAACCCGCAGGTCACCCCGGCTCCGTTGTGGGAGTGGTCATCTGGCGACAATGCCACCGTCACCCAGTCGGGGTTCCTGTCGCTGACGAACATCGGCACCGAAGACGGCTGGCCGCGGATCACCGCGTACGGGCCGGGCCTGTTCCGGTTCGGCAATGGGCCGGGCTCAACGGACATGATCGAGTTCGGGCCGCTGCTGGAGGGGCAGATCGCGCAGATAACCACGCTGCCGCGGCTGCGCGGTGTCGTCGACCTGAGCCCGGATCAGCCTGAGCAGGATCTCGACGAGTTCCAGGACATCATGAAGCGGCTAATCAGCTTGGCCACCAACGGAAATGTTCCGCCGCTGCTGGAATGGTTCGAGTCGCAGTTCGGGATCCGGCCGCCGCAGGGCATGCTGTACGCGCTGCTGGGTGGCCGGTTCACCCGGCCGTGGCCTGGTAAGGAAGAAGGCATGCTGCCGGTCACTGGCCGCATGGCCGTGGAAATCAAGGACGGCAACGCCAACTCGCGAGTAATCGCTGCCCTCACACCCAGGCGGCGATGGCCCGTGTAGCTGTCGCAGACCCTGCGACCGCCCGGGAAAAGCTGTACTCGGACAAGTACACCGCTGCCAATTTCGCGGAAATCGCTGCCGCTGTCGAGCAGGCCGCACCCTCGGACATTCTCGTCGAGCTGTACACCAATACCTACAGCGCCAGCACCGAGTGCGGCGACTACATGGAACTTCAGGTGGCCTGGCCGCGTAACGCCGTCGGTACCGGCTCACTGGTCCTGAAAGGCTCTGACCCGCTCGCCCCTATCGCGCTGACTTGCCACGAAACCGTTGTGCCCGTGACGGTCACGGTCGGTCACCTGCGCTGGTCGGGCCGCATCAAGAAGGCGGTCGACAAGTTCGGTGACGGCCCCGACACTGTGGTCTGCGAACTCGAAGGCGACTACGCCTGGCTGTACAAGATCTGCGCATTCCCGAATTTCCTGCTCCCCATACAGGTGCAATTCCCGAACCGCGGCGTGGCAATCGGCGGCGCGATCAGCGTCATCAAGTTCCTGATCGCCACCCAAGCATTCCGAATCCAGTCGGGCATGTGGGATCTGGTCAACAACCTCGGCTCGCTAAACCTGGACTGGCGCACCTGGTTCGGCACATGGCTGATGCAGAACCCCGGCGAGGATCTGGAATTCCAAGACATCCTCGACATGCTCACCACCCCGATTTACGTGGTGCCGACGGTGGGGATCTTCGACACCAGCCCCGTAATTTCCATCAACTGGCGCATGGACCGCCTCGCCGAACTGATCGACCAGGAAGTCAAAGACAACGGGCTGTCGGTCGAGGTCAATCTGTGGAAGCCCGGTGAGCCGCAACCCCATCCGACCGCCAACCTGCGCGTGCCCACCATCGTGGTCGATGTCAAGGACCGGATGGGTGTCATCGGTCCGACCGGAACATTCTTCGACGGTATCCTGCGCGTGCTGGTCGATCTGCAGGATTCGGCGTTCGGGGAAATCCTCAAGCCGTTCCTGAACCCGGACAACGAGTACGCCCCCGACGGGGTGGTGATCGCCCCGAGACTGGGTGTGCACTTCGTCAAACCGTGGTGCGTGTTCTCCGACCATCCGCTCAGTGGCATAAAAGGTGAACTGGCGCATCATCATCCGCTCGCACACACCATCATCGCCGGTGGGCGCAGCCCTAAGTGGATGAACGATCTCATCAACGCGACGCTTAGCTGGCTACTCGATTCACTCATGATTGTGATCGGAATGACCGGCGTTCCAAGCAATCTGCTTGACGGCATGTTCAACGACGTGTTGCTGGCGTTCCAGATGAGCCAGAACTTTGACCGTCGCGTCAAGCTCGGGCCCTACGGCTACCCGGAGTACTTCGTGCCCACCGGGCATGCCGCCTACAACATCGACATGTTCTTCGCGCTCAAGCGCGCGCAGTGGGAAACACGCGGATACATCAGCGGCAAGCTGACTTTCGACAACGGATACCCGTACGAAGTTGGCCGCGACGTATTCCCCGGAGCACTGGCGTCGGTGGTGCGCCGCGGCATGTTGTACACCGACTACATCGAAAACGTGGTCCTGACCGACACCCGCCGCGACCGCGTGAAAGTCGAAGTCCAGCTCGGGGACGGTAAGGCCGAAGAAGCACCCGTCACCCGCCTGCAGCGCAAGGCCGTGAAGTTCCAGGAAGCCATCAACATTCTGACCATGGCGGCAGGCCAATGATCAAGGGAGGCAACATCAATGCCCGTAACCATTGACGGCAACGACATCGTCATGTCAGGTGTGTGGCGCCTAGTTAACGGCTTCAATCCCGAGACCGGCATGGCCTATCTGATCGGCACCCCCGACGGGGGCGTCGGCATGTTGCCCTTCGTTGCCCCCGGCGTGGCGGGCCCACCGTCACCGCCCCGCAACATCATCCGCCACGAAGTACCGGCAGGCGATGAGCTGCCGCCGGAAAGCTCCAAGGTGATCGTCGTGGATCCCGGCGGGCCCGGCGAGGCCGCGATCTGGGACTGGGAGGTCTGGCTGCATGCCGGGGAAGATGGGCCCGCCGGTGTCGTGACGCTGATGAACGCCAGCGACCTGGAAGGCACCATCAACGACGGCAGCGTCGACGGCTACACCATCGTGAAAAAGCCCGGCGAGAACAAGGGCATGTGGGTCGCGCGCAAGGTCGGGGACTGGTGGATCCCGGGCACATCCTCGCTGACACCAAAGCCGTTCAACGCCACGTCGCCACACTCGCTTGTCGGTGTAGGTGTTCCGCCGCAGAAATTCGACTGGCGGCCCGAGGCGTACGCGATCGGGCAAGTAGTGGGCAGCACCGATACCCGCGTGGACTTCGTGGCCCGCGTCGGCACCCAGACGGGCCACGAGTGCGGCTATGCGCGTGGAGTGACCGGTGCAGCACCGCCGCCGCTGACGATGCTGCCGCTGCCGCCGCTGGGTAGCGACCTGAGCACGTACGGGCGCGTGTCCGCGGGTGTGGCCACCACGGTCTATTTCATGCTGGAGCAGAAGAACAGCTCCTCGAACAGCTGGTCGGTGACACCCGGGCCCGATACCCGCGTCGGTGTGAAGGTCTGCCCGATCCCGTGAGCTTCCCGCAGTATCCGACGCCGCCGCGTGGGCTACCGCCCGGGTTCAGCCTGCCGCAGCAGCCGGACCTCCCGGGCAACGGGCCGCTCATGTCGGCCGAGGAGATCGCAGCCCGCCGTGAACAATTCATCGAACTGATTCTTCGTCAGGTGGTGCTGGCGGTCGCGAACGTAGTGACCGGCGGGCAGGCGGGCCACGCGTTCGACGAGCTGCAACATTGGGCCGAGAACCTGCCTGGAATCGGCGACATCGTCACCAAGCTGCAAGAAATTCTGGGCGCAGCGTTCGGCGGCGTCGACATCACCAACCCGCGCGCGCTCGTCGAAGCCATCCGTAAAGCGATCGGAACCCTGTTCAACGGCATTCTGCCGGTGTCATGGATCGCGGACGTGATCGAAGACCTGATCCAAGGCGCTGGCCAGTTCCTGGACGGCAGCAGCATCGCAGACAACCCGTTCATGCACTGGGATCCGAACACTTCCGGCATGACGTCGGGATTCTCGGGCAAGATGACCGCCAACGGCACCTGGCAATCGGTGCGCGGCGAGATATTCGACGTCGTGCCCGGCAATGTGGTGAAACTGCCCGCGGCAACCAAATGGTCCGGCGTCACCGCCACACCGGGCAGCAACCCGATCAAGGTCGGATTCGCCACCTGGGACGCCGCCGGGAACGCCTTGCCCGATGTCATCACCGGGCAGGTCCACCCCTCGACCGCGTCGGCGCCGTGGCAGCCCATCGCGACCACTGACTGGATCGTGCCCGCTGGCGTAGCACGGGCGGCCTCAATCATGACCCTGGATTCCGGTGCGCTCAGCGGCGACGTGTGGTTCTCCAACGTGTCGAGCTTCAAGTCAAACAAGATGGCGCCCAACATTGTTGAGAGCCTGATCGAGGGCGGACAGAACCTCGGCGAAGACATTCAGAAGACCTGGAACAACATTTGGAATGCAGTCTTCGGCGGCAATGAATCCGGCAAGACCCCCGACGATGTGAAAACCGCTACCGCGCACGTCACTTCGGTCGCCAACGATGCGAACGCCGCAGCGCAATTCGCATCCTCGATGGTGATCCGGCCACGGCGCAGCCCGCGCTGGATGTCGACCGGCACCCACGACGACGTGTCCTTCCCGATCGCGCTGGCACAATCGATGTTCACCCCAGCGTTGGGGGACATCACCTACATACCGATCACCCCGGACACCGACCGCGTGTACAAGGCCCTCAAGTTCGGGCTGGTCGGCAACGCGATGACCAACCTGTACGTCGGCGTCTACAAGTTTGAATATGACGGAACACTCACCCGGGCGGTCTATCTCGGCGATGTGAAGTCTGCGCTGACCGCCTCGAAAGTGCAGACTTTTGCGGCACCGGGCGGCGTGTCGGTCGGGCGCGGTGAAACCGTGTATCTCGCCGTTCGGCAGGTTGGCGGCACAGCTGGGCAGATGTTCACCACGCCCTCGCTGCTGCAAGTGACCGAGGTGGTGCAGCCGGTCCCGACCTACATCACCGAGAAGAACAACACGGGCACAGGGCTTCCGGCCACCATCTCGGGGGCGATAGTGCGTTCGGAGTCCGCGCCCGCGTGGGGTGCACTCGGAGAGACGCTGCTGGATTCACCGTGGACGGACTACACCGCGCCGGGCTGGTACACCTACCTGTTCGGCACCGAGTCACGCTACGTCTACATCGCGGGCTCCAGTGCCGGTGGCGGCGGTGGTGGCGGCGACGGCGGCTGGAACAAACCAGGGGAAGGCGGGCGCCGCGGCAACTGGGCGGCCCTGAGCCTGGAGCGCGGCGTCGGGATTCCCTGGGACGTACCCGGTTTGGACGTGTACGTTCCGGCGCCGGGCGCAGGCTCGCCGAGCCGGGAAACCAACGGCAGCCCCGGCGAAGCGCTAATTGTGAGGCTGTCGACCGCACCGGGCACGGTGCTGTTGAACATCCCCGGCGGTGCGGCCGGGCGCCTGGCCTACGGCGGGCTGTTCAACCGCGACCCGATCGGTGAGGCGCAGATCAATTACCCGTTCTTCGGGCGCCTGTTCGTCGGCGGCCTGGCAGCTGCCAAGGACACCAATGGCAACAGCCCCGGTGGTGGCGGTGGCGGCGGCGACGGCGGATTCGGTGGCAACGCCAACGCGGGCCGCCCGGGCGGCGCTGGTTTCTGCGCGATACGGACCGCGTGAAGTGACCACTCCGATGCCGACACGTACGGGCGGTAGGTGGTACGGCAGATTCCGCATCACGCCCACGAGCGTCCCGTCGCGGGTAGCAGTGGGCACCCCGACGATCACGACAGGGCCGCTGACGATCCGGCCTACGAGCGTGCCGTCGCGGGTGGTGGTGGGCACCCCGACTATTACCTGGCCGCAAGACATCCGGCCCGCGAGTGTTCCGTCACGCGTCGCGGTCGGTACCCCGAGCTTGATTGCGATCGTCGCCCCGGCCAGCGTTCCGTCGCGGGCGGCGGTGGGCACCCCGACCGTCACCGTCGGGCCGGTGACCGTCGCCCCGACCGCCGTGCCGTCGCGGGTGGCGGTGGGCACCCCGAGCCTGGCGCAGGTCATCAAGCCTGCCGCCGTGCCCTCGCGTGCCGCAGTGGGCACCCCGAGCGTTGCTTACGTGGTCAAGCCGACCGCGGTCCCCTCACGTGCGGCTGCCGGAACCCCGACGCTGATACCGGGCCCGGTCACGATTGCACCGACCAGCGTTGCCTCGCGGGTGGCTGTCGGCACGCCGACGATCACTCAGCCCGCCTCGGTGAACTACAACACCCAGGGCGTGGGCACCGAGACAACCAGCTCGCCGACTACGTGCACGATCTCCCCGAACGCTGGTGATGACGTGCTGGTGTTCTACTCGCTGGGATCGGGGGCGGTCTCGTCGGTGACCTACGGGGCAAGCAACCTGCCGATGACCTGTGTCGGGCAAGCCCTGTCCAACGGTGTGTTGATCGCGGCCTACCTCATCAGGAACGTCGCCTCCGGTAGCGCGACGATCAATATCAACAAGACCGGTTCGAGCTGGGGGCAGGCCGTGGCCGTGTCCTACGCGGGCGCGCAAGGATTCCGGCCCGCGAAATCCGCTGTCGGCAACGGAACATCGTTCTCCCTGCCCGTCACCGTGCCGCTCAACGGGCGCACCGTGCACGCGTTCACCCCCGGCCAGAACAGCACCACCTTGTCGGCGCTCACCGGCGGCACCAGCCGCTACCTCGACAACGTCGGGTTCTTGACCCAATCGGTGCGTGACGCCGACGCGGCCACAACATTCGGCGGCACGCTCAGCGCGACCCGCGACTGGGCCGCACTCGGCGTTCCCCTGTGTGCCGTGGCACCGGCCGGGCCTATCCCGAAGTACAGCACCGGCACGGACGCCGACGGCATCAACGGCACCAAGACATTCGACGTCTACACCGCAGTCGGCGATTACGTGTACGCGATCGTCGGACAAACCGGGCCGGGGGATCCGTCCGCGGTGACGTGCGCCGGTACCGCGATGACGTTGCTCGACACCCTGACCTGGAACGCCGGATCGGCGACGGGATTCATCAAGATCTACCGCAGCGCCGCGGCGATGGCCTCGGCGGGCGCCAAGACCGTCTCTGTGACGGCCACCGGCGGTAACTGGTGGCGCGCTTGCGGATTGGCGGTGTCCGGGGTCACCAGCCCGTCAGGCACGGTGACGAAAACTTCGTCGACATCATCGCAGCCGACCCAAGCCGTCACGTGTGCCGCCGATCAACTGATCATCCAGATATTCATCACCTCGGCCGCCGTCACCGGCACCGAGGGCGGCGCGGGCCTGTGGCTGACACCTTCAGCTGGGCAGGTCTTCATGACGCTCAATGTTGCCGACGAGTCAACAACTTTCAAGCTCGCTAACACCTCCGTGAACTGGGGCGCAGCCGCGCTCGTCCTGAGCTGACACAACCAGAAAGGCAAACACCAAATGGCAAACATAATGTACGACAAGGCTTATGAAGCGTTCGGCAACGCCCAAATCAACTGGCCTGCCGACACCATCAAGGTCGTTCTGGTGGACACCGGCACCTACACCCTGAACGCGGCCACTCACGAATTCCTGTCGGACATCCCCTCCGGTGCCCGTATCGCCACCTCGGCCGCGCTCACGGCTAAGACGAACGTGCTCGGCGTGCTCGATGCCAACGATTCTTCATGGCCAGGAGTGACCGGCCTCAGCGGCGAAGCGGTGGTGATTTTCAAAGACACCGGCACAGCCGGTACTTCGCGGCTGATCTTCTACCTAGACACCGCATCGGGGCTGCCCGTGACGCCCAACGGCGGCGACATCAACATCAAATGGGACGACGGCCCCGGCAAGATTGGCCGACTCTGATGCCCGTAGTGAGGGTCATCGCGCTATGCCTGGCGCTCGCCGGGCTCACAGCGGCGGTGACGTTTACGGTCGCAACGCGCATCGCGCCAGGTGAACGCCCCCGGGATCCGCGTATCCCGCAGGGGAGGTTCGGGTGGTGATCAACGGTCGAATAGCTCAGTGGCGCAAGGAGTTGTTTGACAGCATCGGCCAGCGATGCGCGGCGGTGGTTCGCGAGCTGTTGACCAATTTTCTTGACGACTTCCGGCGCGATGTGCGCGCCGAGGTCGCCGCGGTGGCGCGGAAGGCCGATGAATCGGTCGACAAGCTCACCGACGCTATCCCCGGCACCCTCGACGACCGCCTGTTCGATGGCCGGTTTGGTCAACTGCTGCAACGTCTTGAGCAGATACTCCCGCTCTTTGGCGGTGGTGGCCGATGAGCTTCGTGTGGTTCCGGCCCGAAGGCCCGCTGCGTACCCGTGAGCAGGTCGCGCGCGAGGTGCACGCGGTGTCGCTGGCCCGTGGTCTCGATGAACTCGCCTCGGTGCTGACGCTGATGTGCATCGACGTCGAGGCCGGTGCCGACGACAACAACGGGGTTCGGCAGTGGTGGTGTCCGTGGAACGCCAATGATCCGACGTCGAAGAACTATCCGCACGATGCGCAGTCCGATGATGGACGCTCGGTGGGATACTGCCAGCAGCAGAACGGCGCCGCCGGTGAGGTGGTGTCGGGCAGCGACAACTGGTGGGGTCCGATGCGCTCGCGGATGACGCTGGCGTTGGCGGTCGATGTGTTTCAGACACGGCTGGCCGACGACTACGGGCGTGCTGCCGGAAACCCGAAGCTGGCAGGGGAGTTCGTGCAGCGGGTGCAACGATCGGGGTACCCGGACCGCTACGCCGAACGCTGGGACGAAGCCTGGGCGGTGTTGCGGCGCGCGCTTGCACAAGGGCCCGTCACCCCGAAACCGCCGCTGCCGCCCATCACCGGCAGCCCGATCACGCGTTCGCGGCTGACGTCGAATCGGTACGTCGGCCGCGGCGGTAAGACTCCGCGCTGGATCGTGGTGCACACGCAGGAAGGTGGGCGCTCGGCGTGGGATCTGGCCGGGTTCCTGATTTCCACGCAGGGCACATCGGGGGCGGTGTCGTACAACGCGTGCGTCGACGACACCGAAACTGTGCTGACCGTGAATTGGGACGACACCCCGTGGTCGGCGGTCAACGCCAACCCGTATGCATTTCACATCTGCATGGCCGGTTCCTATTCGGGCTGGGGCCGCGGCAAGTGGCTCGAAACCGATGCCCGCGACGGCAAGAACGAAGACCTCCAGCTGACGCGGACCGCGCAGCTGATCGCGTGGTTGTGCCGCAGCTACGACATACCTGTCGAATACATCGGCGGCAGCGGAATCCCGTGGGGCCGTGACGGTATCTGCGGGCATCGCGACTTCGGTAGCTGGGGCGGCGGACACACCGACCCCGGCCCGGACTTCCCGTGGGACGAGCTGATCCGGCGCGTCCGCCTCTACCTCGACACCAGTACAGGAGATGAAGACATGGCCCAGGTACCACAATCGGAATGGCAGGAAGTCATCGATTACGTTCGCGCGCAGAACACCCCGATCCCGTCGGCCTCGCCGCTGCGGCACCTCGGGGAAGGCAACGTGAACACCCGCGCCAACCTGGCGCGCGCCATCGACGCCAACCAGCACGTGACCGCAGTGGTCACCCTGGCCAAGGAAGGCCACACACCCTCGATCGCGCTGCTCTGGGAAGTATCGACCGCAGCCGACGCGCCCGGCAAGTACCCGGACCGGCAGGAAGACGCCAAGCTCGCCAAGACGCTGCTGGCCAGCATCAGCAAGACCAAGAAAGCCGTCGCCGCCGAGGACATCGAAGCGTGGCTCGACGCCGAGAAGGCTGCCGCATGAACGGGCCCGACGGGAAATGGATCGGCTACGGCGAAGGCGACGTATCCGACGCGGTAATCCCGATCGAACGCCGCCTCGTGCACGCCTACCCGAAAAACAGCCACGCCATCGAGCACGGCGTCGCCGTGGATCGCACGTACACCGCGGGCACAGCCCACGCGGTGCGGGATCTGACGGCGTTCATGAACAACGACCCCCGCGAGCGGGAACGGCTGGCGCGCATGGGCATCGCCACCCCGCTACGCAGTGATGGCGTCGCGAACCTCGACGTGCGCAAAGCCATCGGCGCCTACGTCGAAGCCCCCGCCAACCCGCCGCAGTCCAAGTATCCGATCCAGGGTGTGTGGGCCGATTCGCGGGCATTCCTGAACCCGCCCACCGCGCATAGTTTCGTCAAGGCCACCAACGATTTCCGCGACGAAGCCATGCGCCTGTACCGGCCGATGGCGGGCACACCCATCTGGCTTCTCGGCTACAGCATGGGCGGCGTTTCGGTGCAGAAGATTCTGGCCGCGCTCCCGCCCGAATGGCGCCAACACGTCGTTGGCGTGACCACGTTCGGCGACCCGGCCATGCCCGCCGAGGGCAGCTTGCTTGGCGATGATCCCGGCGAAGGTATCTCCAAATCACCGCAGCCACCGTGGGTGCGAGACCGGTACTGGTCGTACTCGATCGACGGTGACTGGTACCCGCGGGCCCGCGGTCTGCTGTTCCTGCTCTACCAGGTACTCACCCGTGCAGAGCTGACCATGGAATTCGCGATCTACCTGTTCACCGAGTTCCCGAAGCAAGCATTTCAACAGCTCATCGGGCAGGCCCCTAGCGCGGACCCGCTGGCCGGGGCGCTGGCCGGGTTGGCGGGCATGATGACCTCGGGGCCGCTCGGTACGGTCGGCGCCTTGCTCAATCCGTTGCAGCTGTTCGCGGTCCTGCCCGATCTTGTGCGCCTGCTGTTCGACGCCGTCAAGTTCGTGGCCACCAACGCGCACGGCAAGTACGGCGACCCCGCCTATGCGCTGTGGGACGGCATGACCGCCGTCGACCACGCAGCCGCCACCATCCGCCGCGTAGCCCCCGGCGGCTGCACCCTGTTCCTGCTGCCGGGCACGTGGGCGAACTGGAACCAAGGCTTTCCGTTCGACGTCGCCACGGCGCTCCAGTAACGCGGTAGTGGTGTGCGCGGGAATCGAACCCGCCGGGGGACCATCACGCGCAGGCTCTGCGCGCTGCGGACTCGAACCGCCCTTCCGCCGAGGACACACCATGCCATCCGGGCCCCGCGCGAGGAGAGCGCGCAGGGACTCCACTCACCGTAAGCCCAACAGTCGAATCCACCGAATCGGTTATCCATAACCCCTTGAAAGGATCCCGTCATGCCCAACCCCGTCCCACAGAACGACACCACGCGCCTGGTTGCGTACGTGGCTCTGTTCATCACGATCTTCGCGGGCACGGTCACCTTGGTCGCCCTCGGCAAGCTGGAAGCTGACGACGCGCTGCAGTGGATCATCTCGGGCGCCGGACTGATCGGCACCGGGCTCGCCAGTCTCAAGATGGCGCAGGACCGCCGGGGCGGCAGTTCGGACGGGTCGGCCAAGTGAGCCCTGACCAGATCCAAGCCGTCGGCGGGGTGATCGTCTCGCTACTGGCCGCATGGCAAGCATTGACCTCACGCAAGGTCCGCGACCTCGAAACCCGGCTACGTGCCGTCGAGGCTGAACGAGACCAGTTCCGCACCAAGCTACGCGCGGCCGTGCGACACATCCGCGAATGGATGGCCTGGGAAACCCACCACATACCCGGCGCCCCGCCACCACCGCTACCCCCGGAATTGCTCGACGAGGTGTGAACCCGCGCCCTTGTCGGGCACCGTCAGGAAACAGACCCCACCCCACACCGATGGGGCGCAGTTTCTGTGTTTCCCCATACTGCCACCCCGGCCTGATTGTTTGCGAGCGGGTAACACAGAGGTTCCCTGCCGGTGAAGCCCGGACGGGACGTACGGCCGCTTGCCTGGAACATGGCAGCGAAATATCTCCAGGTCACTGACGGTGCGGCTGACATTTCCTGTAGAAGTTTGTCAGATTCGGCTAACTATGCGGTTTACTATGGCTTTTATATGTCATCGGCTGGGTGTATCTTTCTTTGCCATGACCGAAAACAAGCATTTCCGCGCCCGTGAGGGCAAGCTTGTTTCCGTGCGGGATTGCTACCGGATATGGCCCACCAGCCGCCGCGAAAGCCTCGATCAAGATCCTGCGACGGTATCCCAAAAGAGGTTGCCTGCGGCAGTGAAAGCGTTTGCGGTGCTCGCGGCCGTCGCGATCCCGCTCTCTGTGGTGCAGCCGACGACAGCAATCCGGCCGGTGGTGTCGGCCTCTGAGCAGTTCGGGCAGGCGGCGACATCGGCCTTCTCCGCTTCGGCGGCAGGACTGGACACCTCCTTGACCAGTACTGAGCGAGCTGCCGGTCTGCCAGTCAACCCGGCGGCTGGGCTCATCTCCGAGAGCCCGGCAGGCCCGGTGGAAATGATGCTGCCCGCCCTGCTGGGCACCGGGGAGCTCACCTCGGCTGGACAAATGGTGTACCCGGATGCGGGCGCAGGATTCGATCTGCTGGCCGAGAACACCCGCCAGGGCTATCGCACCGTGGCTCGCATCAACAGTTCCGACGGTGTGCGCGCCGTGACCACGTATGTGCGTATCCCTGCCGACACCGTGATGCTCATGCACTCCAGCGGCCACCTGACCCTCAACGAGGCCACTGAGAACGCCGACACTATCGGCGTCATGTCCCCAGCTGAGGCCCGCGACGCGAGTGGGCGCATCGTGTATTCGGCGTATGTGGCCAAACAGGTTGCCCCGCAGCTGTATGAAGTTTCCGAAGTCATCGCGCCCACCGAATCCACTACCTGGCCGGTCTATGTGGACCCGCCGCTGGCCGTCGGTGATGGCCTGGCGCAGTGGAGCTGGTCAGATACCGGCGATGCGCTTGGTGGCGCCGTGGACGCCGTGGGCAACAGCTTCAAAAAGGCTGGGGAGTTCATCGGTAACGCCATGAGCGCGCAGGCCGAGGGCAATGCGCTGCAAGCTCAAGCGGTATCGCAGACCGTGCAGGAACACCCCACCGAATCAGCGATGCTCATCGGCGGCACCGCGCTCATGGCCACCGGTGTCGGCTCAGCCCCCGGAGCCAGCTTGCTCACCGAAGCCGCCCTCGCTGTCAACAACGCCGCCATCGCCAGCCAAGCCATCGCCGCCGCTGACCCCAAAAACGCCAGCCTGCAAAATGTTTCCGCTGCGATGTCGATCGCCGCGGCTCTGACCCCCCAAGGCATTGGTAAGCAAACGCTGGCGAAGACCACCGAAAACGCCGTTGAGCAAGGCCTGAAAACAGGGGCAGACAACATCGCCTCCGAGGCGGCCACAATCACGCGCGTCACTCCCCAAACCGCCACCAAACCAACACAACTCGCCAAAGACATTGCCGACACAGCCAAACCGCCAGCAGTGCCCAAGGCGCCTAACGCACCCCCGGCGATACGAGCTGAAGCCCCCAAGGCGGAATGCGGCTGCCTGACATCGGATGCGCGGGGCGGTATTTACCGACTTCAGGATCCGGCAAGTAAGCAGACGGTTAGAACCGGCATGACCAACAACCTCGCCCGCCGTGAAGCTGAACACGCTCGATCCACAGCGCAAGGCAAGCTTCCCGAGCACGATTTTGTTGTGGTGCATAAGACTGACGACCATGCCACATTGCGCGGACTGGAGCAGGAGGTCAAAGAGCAGTACTCGGCCACTGCCGATCGGGTGAATGGCGGGTACAACAAGGTCAATGGCATCAGCCCGAACAACCCGAAGAAGAGTAGCTACGAGCGCGCGGCACAGCAGCACCACCAGACCATGGGGCAAGCCCGGACCCAGCAGATTCAACACGCACGAGACGTGACCAATAAGCAACGATCCCAAGCCGTTGACGGCGCTCACCAGAACGGCAATGCTGTCGGCAACAACAAAACCGGTAGCGGCTCCAATGGGACCGCGACTCACCAAGACGGCAGCGGGGGTGGTTCACACTCCAAGAGCAGCGGCAGCAAGAAGAACAACAAGGGCAATGGAAAAGGGAACCGCGCCAAACGTTCTCGCACGGGTCGGCACTAGAATCAGCCGAATGGGAAGGCAGGCATTCTTGTGACAGAACAGGCCGTGATCATCGAATGGGACATCGAGCCCTCACTCGACTCGATATTCGAGGCGGAAGACCAGCTGTCGCACGCGATTTCCTCCGGTGAGCTTGGCGAGGTAGATGGCAATGAAGTCGGCAACGGCACCGCCACCATCTATCTCTACGGCCCCAGCTGCGACTCAATCTGGAAAGCAATCGAACCCGTCGCCCGCCAGCTCTCACCTAGACCAGCGAGAGCACTGATACGCCCAGGAGGGCCAGAGGTCGAGCCACGGCAAGTCAGCCTCTCATGAGTCAATCGAGCCATCCTGATCGACGGGGAACGCAGGGTGTGGGTTGGACTACAGCTCCTCGCCAATGTCGGGCAGTAATGCTATGTCCTGTGGTTGTCCGTTGCGGAACATCGCCGCTGTTTCTCTGACCCGTCTCTTTCCCCACTCGGGGTTTAACTTGCTGAGTATTTCGTACTCGACGTAGAACAAATCCTTCCTGTTTCCAGTGGATCTCGAAGCCATGCTGAAGACGATCCCGCCGCAATACCAATACAGAACGTCATTTAGGTCGCCCACTCTGTCAAAGCTCAATTTGCCACGCTCGAAGAACGTGTAGTGGTATGCGCCCGCGTCGTCCACGTAGACGTTCAGGCCATCGTTTGTCCGGAGACCAACAGGGATGGTGTCAGCTCCCAGTGTTTCCGACAATCGGTCGATCTCGGATTGCAATGCTCGCGCTTTATCGTCCAAGGGGTGGGCCGTCCTCGGTCAGGTATCCCCGGCGAATCAGCTCTTCAACCGATGGGGTAGCCCCATCTGAGCCGACGATCATGTACTGGGTAGCTCCGGGCGAGGGCGTCTGCCCAAACCAGGGGGCAACTGGTCCTTCCACAATCTGCAAGCCAGGAGGGAGTGGCTCGCCGGTGATCATGTAGCGATGGTACTGGCTGCCCACCGATTCGGGCATTAGTGCGCGGTCCGCGAAATGTGCGCCGTCTGGGGCAAGGTAGCTGCCCGTTTCGCCGCCGAATCTGTCGATGATCGTTCCCGCAGGCAAGTGAGCTGGCTGGGGGGCATAGCCTGGCGGGAATCCGTCGTTCGGAGGCCAGTAACGGGCTCCCGCTGATCCATACTGAGAATCGAAGTCTTTCCATGGCATACCACCGCTGGGATCCAGACCCCTCATTACCGATGCTGGTGCACCGCCTTCGGTGACTAGTTCCGCGGGCAGTCCGGCCCTGACAGCGGCGCCCTCGCCCCCGAGGATGAGACCGGGAACAGCCTGAGCCGCTATCGCCGATTGTTCCCCCAGGAAGGCTTTGGGGTTGTCGATGAGTCGGTGGGCGTTGTCGATTCGTTCGGGGCTTATTTCGGTGGGATGGGCTAACTCGCCGAAACTGTTCTTGAGGCCCGTGCCAGCGTCTCCCCAGGCGTCTTTGAATTCTCCCAGTCCGTTGGCCCCGACCATGTCTTGAACGCCTTTGATGCCCCTGTCCCAGGAGTTGTGGAACGCCTCGCTGAATGACTCACGGGCGCGCTCTGGTGGTGGGCCAGGTTCGGGTGTTGCGACCATGGGGCGGTCCTGTTGGGCTCCCTTGATGGCCTCGGACAGCTTGGCCTCTACCTGATCGGGTGGGTACTGCGTGGCCAAGATGCTGCGGAACTTGTCAATAGCGGCCTTGCCCTGCGGGGTGTTGGGGTCCAGCTTGGGTGCGGGCATCGTGCGCGCATCTGGTGGTGGTGGCGGCTTGTCCAAAGGGCTTTTGGGCTCGTTAATACCCATCACGCCCAGGTTCCCGGTCAGACCGCCCAGCCTGCTCGGATCAACGGGCGGCTTGTCGCCAGGAGAGGGTGGACCCAGCACAGGCGCGTGTGGATCGGTGGCGGTAGCGGCTGGGGTGGTGCTGGCCGGGTTGGTGGCCTTGGGGTACTGCTGTTTGTAGTCGATCGTCTCGGCTGCCGGTTGGCCTGGCGTGGCGTCGCGCAGGATCTTGCGTGCATCGACTAGGGCCGCTTTGGGGTTGATGCGGGAGAGCATTTTCTCGCGCGCACCATCGGTCTGTGTCTTGAGTTCTTGGGTGGCCTTCTCCCACTTGGCGACATACTCGCGTAGTTCACGCTCTGCGTCGGCCACGATCTGTTTGTTGCGGGCCACCGATTTTTCGCTTTCACCCTCAGCCGGGTGATAGGTCATCGTGAAGTCTTGGCTGACCGTGACACCCTCCCGCAGCGCGTTGGTGACGAGGTGCTGCCCGCTGGTCAACGGCGGCAACACTTCATAGGTGATGGTGGCAGTCGCCAGCTTGACGACATCCTCGACGGTGTCGTCCGCGTTATCGGTGCCCTTGCAGTCGTCGGCGGCAGCCTCTTGCGCGGCGGTGGCCGTCTTGCCGGACCAGTACGTTCCGTTCGGGGTGGTGGCCCACCGCTTGTAGTCGTCGTAGTTCGCTTTCAACGCGGCCGTGCGGGGCCGCCAGCTGTCCACCACCGCCATATAGGCGTTGGACTTGGCCGCCATGAACTCATCGAGCGTCGTCACGACTACGCCCTCATGCGCGCAGCGGAGGTTGATAGATGCTGGGCAGCTTGTAGTACCCGGCGTTGAGCTGCTCGGTGGTCAGGAAGCCCTTGTGTGCCTCGTCAAACACATCGCTGATCGTCTCCAGGCGGGCGGCGGCGATGCGCTCCACATCCGAGATCGCTTTCGATAGTGCCTCTAAAGCCGCCAGGCCAGGATCGGCACCAGCGCTCGCGTGATCACCGGCAGGGATACGGCCCCGGACCTCACCCGCAACAGCGCGCAGGTGCGGGCCAACCTTGCCCATCGCGTCGAGGTCGGCCTGAAGGATTTTGTCATCGCTCAAATGCCCAGCCCCCGCCCGTGGTAGTTAATGAACTACGGGCACAGTACACCGCACAACTACGCAGCGGATACCTGACAGAGTGTGCAGGAATGCAGGCGGCGGGATATCGGTGTTGTTGGGCAGCAGGGGCGACTAGCTACTAGACGACGTGTAGACCGCCTGGGCGGGTGTCACTGAACCGCTTCTTCGCCCCCATGGATACTGCTCGAACCTGTTCGGGTGCGACGGCGGTATAGCGCTGGGTCGTTGCAACGGAGGCATGACCGAGCGCCAGTTGCACGGCTCGAATGTCGTGGGTGGCGTTGTATCCCAGAGTGGCGTAACGGTGCCGCAGCTTGTGCATGGTCCAGGTGTCCGGCATGGCGCGGGACATCAGGACGCCAACGTGCCCTGGGGATAAGTGTCCGTCAATCTGCCCGGGAAACAGGTATCCGCGTTTGCGGTACCGGCGGATGTCGGCAGCCAACTCGGGCGATATTGGGACGATGCGCTGCTTGCCGCCCTTGCCGTGCACCACCATCGCGGGTCCGTCGCTTTGTTCGATGAGGTCGTCTCTGTGCGCTACGGCAATCTCGCTTCGCCGCATGCCCGCTTGGGAGGCCAGCTTTGCTATCATTTGCTCTCGTTCGTCCGAGGCAAACATCGTCTCGTCGAGTACGTGATCGGGCGCCGGTCTTGGCCTGGGCGGGGACTCTGGTACATACGGTAGGTCAATTGCGGGGTTATCTGCCGTGTGCCCCTTCTTGATGCACCAGTCGAAGAACTGGATGCACACCGTGCGGACCGTCCGGCGATGGTCATTCGACCAGTCGTGCTCGGCGCACAGCTGTTCTAGCATGTCGTAGGTGACTTCGCGGGGAGATTGGGCGGGCAGTCGGCGCGCCACGGAGCGGATTGTGCCGCGCCGGTTGCGGATCGTTTCGGCGGCCATGCCGGACAGCTTCAGGAACGCCGCCCAGCCGCATATCGCCAGTGTCCAGTGCTCGCTAAGGGAATAGAACTCCCGCCCCATACCCGCTTTTCTTACTCCGAAACCTGCTGTTCCGTTGGGGTTTTCGCAATGTTCAGAAGGCGTTACAATTCTTAGCTCGGCCTTAGATTGTTTGCTCGACCCCGACCGCTTCCTCATGCGACATCCGGTTCGGCAGCGTCGTCCGGAGCCCTGAATGGCGTTCGACCGAAATCACCAGGTAGAACCACTCCAGACATGTAATCGGACGGTTCCTGGTTCGAGTCCAGGCGGGGGAGCAATAATTTGACCTGCATAAACGCGGTTTTATGCACTCTGTGGTTGATTTGATTTGTCCGGCTCTTGTCCGGTCTGTGTGTCGTCTTCGCGGGTCTTGGCATTCTGAGTTTCGGCGGAGTGGAGCTGGTCGAGGCCAGTGGCTACGTGGTCGAGTTCGTCCGCGTAGAGGTCGCTGTAGACATTGGCGGTCACGGTGGGCGTGGAGTGGCCCATGGTCTTCTGCACGTAGCGCAGGTCTGCGCCGGACTTGCGGGCCAAGCTGGCGTATGTGTGGCGTAGGTCGTGGATGGTCAGCGGTGCGAGCTTCGTAGCAACGATTGCTTTGTTCCGCACCCTGGCCGCCGCCCACGGCCATTCCTACGGCTACGTCCATGATGCACTCACCGAAGGATGCACTCACCGAAGCAGGCGCACAGCTACGCGGGCGGGGTGGGCCGAACAACCGCGCACGCAACGCCGCATCGCCCAAGAAAGCCGGTCGGTACCGCGATACACAGCCAGTCCCTGAACAGTAACTAGACCGCATCGATACGTAGATGATCGGGGCAACTGACAGCCGATTCTCTATATTGCCAGGTGACAGTGCATTACCCGAGTAGTCGAGTTCGGCGAAGGTGCGGCACATCGACGACCGGTATTTATCTGACCAGGCCAAGATGCGGTCGGTACGGTGATCTGGCGAACGCGTTCGGTTATGCCCACCGAGCCGTGGTTCCCCCATGCACGATGTTGCTCCAAGATTGCGGTGTCGAGGAAGTGTCTGCATGTCGTGTCTACCAGGGGCGATGTATGTCGTCGCAAATCTGGCAAACTCGTTAGCTGGAGTTTCCTCGACATGGCAACCATATGTGTGCAATGATCCGTTCAAGGGCGCGTGTAGCGTCGGTTGAAAGGGGCGGTGATTTTCGTGGTTCAGAAGGGTCGTTGGAGAATGCCTGCCGGTTTGCGGCGGGCGTCGGCAGTGGCGGCGATTGTCGCCTTGGCTGTCGGTGGAGCGAAGATTGTTGATGACAACACCGCTCCTGGCAGTGGATTCTCGGCGGTCGCGACCGTGGCCGCGGACCCAACTGGACCTCCGGGACCAACGGGCGGCATGGACGGCGGGATGAATGGCTCGCAGTTTCAGCCTCCGCAAATGCCCAGCTCAATGCCTGATTACCAGGGCGGCAACAACCAGCCGCCGCTCGATCAGAACAATGGCGTCTCAATCTACAACAGCGGCAGTCCGCAAGCGCCGCAACAGGTTCCAGGTCAGCAGGCCGGACAACAGTCCCAGCAGGGGCAGCAGCCCGCCCATGGAACGCAGATGCCCGACTATCAGACCGCAACTCCCTATACGCAGGGTCCCGGCAAAGCGAACCCCGATTATCAGGCGCCGCAACAGAACTCGCCGCAGCAGCCACAACAGCAGCCGCAGCAGCCACAACAGCCGAGTCAGGCTCCCACGCAACAGCAGCAGCCTGAAAAGCAGGATGACAATGACGTGATGCGGCAATGCCAGAATGCGGGAAGCACGATGCAACTGGCTCAAATGGGAATTAAGACAGCTGGTGCCGGTGGAGCCCTGCTGGCAGGGATGATAAAGCCGGGTCGTGACGGCGGCGTGGTCGAGTGTGAGGGTTGCGATCAGCAATTCAGAAGCAAAGACGGCCAAAATGAATTCAATAGGGAAGCTAACGATTCCAATTTGTGCCCTCAGGGATTCCAATATCTTGGGGCTGCGGAATCAGCTTCGACTCAAGGTTTGTTCTCGTGGGACACGACGCAGTCCTGGTTGTGCGGACAGAGCAACGGACCAGTTACGTCCCAGAACTATGGGCCACAGGTACATGCGACTCATCCACAGCAGATAAACGCCTGTCCGATAATTCCTGGTGGGGCTGTGCCGAGTGCTCAGGTGGGTGTGCAAGATACCGTGCAAACAACCGTTACAGCGCAAGGTGGCGCTTCGTTGGGTCCGATCAGCGGCAATATCAGCGGAAGTACAACGAAGGGCGTAACGGATGTTGTTTCACAAAATCTACCGCTGAATGCGCCGCCAGGATTGCTGTATGAACTCTATCCGCAGTACACCGACACTCCGCTGAATGTGGTTCGGATGACTAGAAGTATCCACAGCACCTTGCTCGGGGGCGACCAGATCACAAACGGTGGCCCGTCTGAAGCTGTTCCTTTGGTCGTTCATCAGGCTACCGGTAAGGCATGGGCCTGGCTTCCAGCTGTGGATGCCGCAGGAAACCAAATCCCGGCAACATGCCCATAGGAGCATTTCAAGTGAAGACTCGTGTTCGTGAACGTGTGATTATCAGTATCGCGTTGGCGGCGGTGCTGTGTGTGGCGCTGATTGGCTACTGCGTGGCACGGTCGAGCTGGATTAGGCATAACGAGGAACTCATCAAACCTGTCGCTACGGATTCAGCCCAACCCGCGTGGAAGGTTACGCAAGGGCCTGTCTCGACCCCCACGGCCCGTTGGGACCTAGCTTCACAGCCAGGGACAGTGCGCCGGGAACAGCTGGTTATGCAGAGCCGGGGGGACGCTGTTCGCCTTCTGAATTCAGGCAGGTTGAAGGTCACTCTTTCCGAAGTGGGCGGATGGACAGCTGATCCGAACGCGAAGGAAGTGATGAATCTGGACGATTCGTGGACCGTGGACGCAGCCTGTTTCTCTACGGCTAAGCCCGGCAAGGTGATGCTCAGATACTTCCCCAAGAATGATCCAGTGTGGCGCGACGACGCTTGGGTGGTCGGGGTTCGCTCGCTGAATCACTCGTCAGCGGCCGACCTGGGCCCAGACTGCGATGTCATGAAAGATTACCTTGACCTCAATGCCGCATAACAAGCTGGAGAGCGCGAACACAATTATGCGTTTAGGTGTAAAAAATTCTGCAAGGACTGCATTGGTTGTATGCGGTGCCGTGATCGGATTACTGGTGGTGGCGTGTACTACCACTACCACCACCACTACCGGGGCCAAGAACGACACGTTCTTTTCGATACTTTCAGGTTTCGAGGTGCGCACTGCGAATACTACGAGTGCTGATGTGGGAACTTGCGGACAGCTAGCAGGAACGCCAGCCAATCCTACATTTGAGCGATTGGACTGCAGTAACTTTAAAGCCAACTACCGAATAATGCAGGTTGCTAATACTCCAAATGAGTGCGTTCAGGACGTTGATCGCCGTTATTACCGGAACTTCCAAGGACGCGAATACACTGCGTGCCTTGACTACAACTGGGATGAACAGACCTGCATTAGCATGGTCACACCAATCCCGCAGAAGGTCGCCTGCGCAGATAAATCAGCTGACAAACGGGAAAAGGCTACAAAAATCCTCACTAGTGCAACTGACACATCCGGTTGTCCTTCGGGTGGCTACACTCATACCGTGCGCCGGTTCACGGTATGCACCGAGACTCAAGAGTAAGGTTCCACCCTCATGGCTGGACGGCGCGGAATGCGACGGTGGTCAGAAGTTGATCTAGAAGTGTTGCGGGATGGGTCTTTGACAGCACGCCAGATCGCCGAACGCCTAAGTCGATCAGTTAGCGCGGTCGAGCAGGCCCGTATCGCCTATGCCGAGGGCGTGCCGAACCCCAACGCAGAGCGCAACCCGGCACCATGGTCCGAGGACGATCTGACGGTAGCTCTGGATCGGTCGTTGACGATGCCCGAGGCTGCCAAACGCCTGAACCGCACGGTGGGGTCCGTGCGTTCGGCGCGGGCGCTGTATTCCCATGGCCGCACTGGCGATTCGGGTCGGCGGCGACGCTGGACTCCAGCCGATATCGAGGTGTTGTTGGACGCTTCGCTGTCCACCGCCGACGTCGCGCAGCGGCTGAATCGCTCTGTGGGCACGGTGTATTACGCGCGCCGCCGCTATGGCCGCAAGGTGCCGTCCGATGCTCACGGAACGTTGTTGGGGTGGCGGTTCCACGGCTGTACGTGTGAGCCGTGTCGACAGTTCGGCCGACAGTTCTACGCGCAGACGCGCGATCCTGATGAGGATAACGCTCGAGCCCGCAGCTTCTTTCGGCAAGCACAGGTGGACACGATTCCGACCGCGACCAGGCGCGGCACGCCCTGGACTGATGAGGAGATTGCTATCGCCTGTGATCCGAACATCCGTGCTGTGGATGCAGCCAAGGAGCTGAATCGCACCGCTAGCGCAGTCGTCGGTGCACGGCGCCGATACACGCACCTGACTTTGCGTTCCGGGGCCTGCTCACGAACACGCAAGGAACGTCAGGCGACGGCACGGGCCAGTTGTGCGGCGAAACTGGGTCCGTCGTTGACGAGGGCGTAG